CACTACGTTGACATCGTAGGGGTCACAGGTTCAATCCCTGTCGCGTCCACCATTCCTTTTCTTCCATAAAAATCAATACCTTACGCCGGTTTAGCAGCATGCTTCGCGGCGTCGGCGCGGGCGTTGGATCCCAGAATGGTTCCCGGAATGCCTGCGGCGAAAGCGACCGTTTGCGAGCGCCGCTCGCATCGGCCGTTGACTCTTTCGGTCGTCAGGATGAGAACATTAGCGGAACATCGAGAGCCGCCAATGTCACCCCCACGCGCCCATCAGCGCGCGAACCCGCGCGTGCCTAGACCGCCTCGCGTCTACCAGCGGGGCGTGAAGAAGCTGACCCGCGTCAAATTCCAGGACCGGACCTTGCACTTCACCTTTCCCCAGAACACAGGCGGGGGCCGAAGGTCGGCGGCCGGGTTCGTTGGGCCGGACCAGGTCCCCGCCTTCGAGGGCGACGAAGCGTGGTTCGAGATGGAACTGGTCGAGGGCCTCCCCTGGAACTACTGGCGCGCGGTGCGCCAGGTGGAGGGGCCGGCCAATGCCTGAGCCTAGCGCCAGCGACCGCCGGAAGGCGGCCGCGCTGAAAGACGAGGTGGCGTCGACCCTGCTGATCGATTGCGTCGAGCTGGGCCACGACGTTTGGTTCAAGTGCCAATATTGCGGCATGGAGCGCACCTGGGGACGGCGGGAGATGTTGGGATCCAAGCTTCGGGTGCGCCTTGCCTGGCCGCTCGATCGGATCCAGCGGGCGGTCGTCTGCCCGATCCGGGGGTGCGGCGGTCCCATGCCGATCATCCGGTTGATGCAGGGCGGCTATCAGGACGGGTTCGACCGGGCCGACGCGACCCGGCGACGCGCCTGGCTGATCGAGGCGTTGCTGGACGCCGGAATCATGCCGGCCGACGTCGGCCTGGCGTGGACGCCGGCCGAGCGCTGATCGATGGCCGACATGGATCCACGCACCGGGCGGCTGGCGTCGCTGCGCATCTGGTGCGCTTGCGGCTACAGTGTGACCTGGCCCAGCAGCGTCATCCTGGCCAAGGTCGGACCCTGGGTGCGGCCGCACGATCTTCGCACGGCGGTGCGCTGTACGGCTTGCGGCGCCAAGGGGCCGCCGAAAGTCCAGATCTCGGGGGAGAAACGGTGAGTCGGAGCGTTCTCGCCGGCGGCCTCGTTGAGGTCCCATGCTTACGCCCTATGGACATACCTTCCGGATCAAGACCCGCGGACAGACCTGGTCGGGGATTTGGGCGCGCGAAGGCAAGGATGTCTGCGTTACGAGCGCCTTCGGATCCGGCCGCACCAGTATCGGCCGGCGCCGGCCGGAACAGATCGCCGAAGAGATCCTCGACCGCCTGGTCAACGCTTGGGCCGGAGCACCCAGCCATGGCCGACAAAGCGTTTCTGGGCGTCCTCGATGATCGACAACGCCTGGCGGCGGATCTCGGCGTCGTCGTCGCCCACCGGATCGCTCAGACCGTCGCGGATCGAATGGGCGGCGTCCTCGAGCACGCTCGGATCCATCCAAGCCCCCGCCTCGATCCAGAGCAGCTCCAGGGCGCACACGCGCTTTTCGATCTCATCCATAGGCATGACGGCCACGCTAGTCGCGCCAGCCACGTTCGCATAGGCTCGCTTTCATGAGCGAAGTCGGCCGACAACGGCCCGATCGGCCGCCTGACGCGGAGCTGCACGGCGAAGGCCCGACGCCGGAAGGGATCAAGGTACGGGCCGCCGAGGCCTATTACGCGGAAGTCTATATCGACCATGGCGACCCGATCCACGCGCCGCGCGGCTGGTGGCACGCCAAGATCTGGAAGAGGCCCTGATGTGCAACGTCTATGAGCTCAAGTACGATTTGTTCGGCTGGGCCAAGGCCCACGACGATCTTCTGCACCGCCACCTGACCCTGCCTGGCGGCGTCGCGTTCGAGCAGGCCAATATCGATCTGACCTGGTCGACCACGCTCTATCCGGACTACCGCGCCCCGATCGTGCGGCGTGGGGCCGACGGAGCCGACGAAATTCACTTCGCCCGCTGGGGAATGCCGTCGCCGCAGTTCGTGCTAAAACAGGCGGTCGAAAAGAAGGTCGCCGCCCTAACGAAGAAGGGCCAGGCGTACGACTACGCCGAGCTGCTACGCATGCAGCGCGACGAAGGCGTGACCAATCTGCGCAACCTTGAAAGCCCGCACTGGCGGCGATGGCAGGCGATCGAGAACCGCTGCGTCGTGCCGATCACCGCCTTCAGCGAGCCCGACCAGGTTGGCGGCATGTACAAGCCGATCTGGTTTTCTCAGAGCGACGATCGTCCGCTGGCCTATTTCGCCGGCGTCTGGACGCCCTGGGCCTGCGTACGCAAGGTCAAGAACGGCTGGGAAGAATGCGACCTGTACGGCTTCCTGACGACCGAAGCCAACGCCGTGGTAGCGCCCTATCACAGCAAGGCCATGCCGGTGTTCTTGCGCTCGGCCGAGGAGGTCGAGACCTGGCTCACCGCGCCATGGTCCGAGGCCGTCCAGCTGCAACGGTCGTTGCCGGCGGAGGACCTGAAGGTCGTCGCTTCGCCGGCGAAGGTGGAAGCCGAGACAGGCTGAAACGCAAAAGCCCCCCCGGCGCTGGAGCGCCGGGGGGCTAAGGTTGCACGGGGCAGGGAAGAGGGGCCGGACGTCGGATCACCAGAATTTCCACCAGGGGCGATTTCGCCGGCGACGCTCGGCCAGCCAGCGGTCCTCGAGGTCGTGCTCAGCCTGGTGCAAGGCGACGGCCGAGGCCCGGCGCGTTTCGCTGACGGCCAGCTGAGCGCCACGATCGCGCGCCACGGCCTCGAGGTCGACCAGGGTGGGCGTGCGAGCGGTGGGCAGCGCCATCAGATGCGCCGGTCGCTTGACGTCGTCAGGAAGCTCGATTCGGGGCGGGGTTCCCGCCTCCGCCTTCGCCGGCGGCGCTAGGTTCAGCGCAGAGGGCCGGAACAGATGAGCACACCCGCTCATCGCCACGGCGGATCCGATCGACGACGCCAGCAGGCAGAGGCGCGTCAGCAGCCGCGTCGCGCGCGGCCTCGAGGTCGAGGGCATGGTTGATCTCCTGCAGTCGGCGATCGACGCCGGCGATCGCCGAGACGGCGTCGCCGGCGGCCTCGGCGCCTTCAGTGTTGAGGTTGGCGGCCGCGCCGGCGTCGGCGGCCGCCTCGGTCTTGGGCTTCTCGGCCGCGACCCCCTGGTGACGGGCCCAGCCGTAAGCGCCGCCGATCAGGGCGATCGCCACGACCGTCCCGACCACGGGGACGACCCAGGGCGGGGCGAGGGTCATTCCGGAAACTCCGGCAGGTCGACGGTCTGGCCGGCGAGGGCATGGGTGCAGTCGGCGAGGAACTGAATCCGACCGTCGATGATGAACGAATGGCAGACGCCGCAGGCGAAGCCGGAGCCGGGCGGCGGTCGACCTAAGCGCTCTTAATAATCGCACCAGCAATTGCCAGGCTGGCCGCCTCCGACGTAGTGCCCCGAGCGGATCAGAAGCGACGGGGTGAACGTCGGCTTGTCGCGATTGCCGTTGTAGCCCCAACGCGGCCCGTCACCCTGGCCGATCCGCACCTGGTGGGTCTGATTGCAGCCCGGACAGTAGAAGAACAACGTACCCTCGCCGGCCTGGCGCAAGATCGGAGACAGCGCGCTCATGGCCGCACCGGCAGCAGTCCAGGACGCGTTCCCTGGGCGTCGATCGTTAGCACCTGGCCGCGATTGTCCGGGTCGAAGCTGATATGAACCCAGCGGCCGAATTCATGGATCAGCTGGTCGAAGGCCAGGCCCGACAGCGCGATGCGCCTAGCCACCAGCAGGGGCGGCCCGAAGTCGGGACAGGTGAAGTCCACGGCCCAGCCCGACATATGGGCGCTGGCCTTGGCGCCGCCGGCGGCGCGATTGACCGCCGGCGAGCGATAGGCGCTCGAGACATGGATCGCCTGGCCGAGCAGCAGGGCGCGCACGCGCTCCATATGCTCGGCCGTGGTCGTCAGTCGCTTGAGGATGTCGGGCGGCGGGGTGTTGCTCAGGCCAAGCCGCCGCGCATTTTCGGACACGGTCAGTTCGGCCAGCGAGAAGTGCTCGCTCAGCTGCGTCATGGAGATCTCCAAGAAAAATGGGCAGGGATGCGAGCGCCGCTCGCGTCAGTCTCGCGCTGCCGATGGATCCGCCGGCGGCGCGGTTGGTAGGGGGGCATTGGCGCCGGCCAGTTGGGCCAAGGCTCCGGTGGCGGTGCGGCTGGTCTCGGCCGCCGCCTCGGCCGCGTGCTTGGCCCCGACATTGTTGCCCCAGCGGAACGCGCCGTAGGCGATCGGCACGCCAAGGATGGCCGTCGCCAGGCTGGAGAGGACCGGCGTGATGCTGTCCTCCAGCTTGACGGTGAAGAAGCCGACCAACATGCCGGACACCATCACCATGCAGCCGACGACGACGACCGCGTCGAGGGTTTCGTAGTCTCGTTTCATCCAGGATCTCCCATGGGCTTCAAGTGGCCGTCTGCGGTGACCTCGAGCGCGTCGAAGGTCAGGGGTTCGGGGTCGCGCCAGCCATGCTCAAGCAGGATCCGGCGATAGGCGCCGACCTTGGCCTCGAGCTCGCGGATGCGGGCGTCGCGCAGCGAGATCTCGGCTTCCTTGCTGACGATCATTCGGGCGTGCTCCTGGCGCGCCTCGGCCAGTTCGTGCCGTAGCTTGTCGACCTCGGCCGTCCAGTGATCGACTTCCTCGCGAAGCGTCTGGATGATCTCGGCGGCCGCTTCGCGCGCCAGTCTCGCCAGGTCGAGCTTCGCGACCTGGCGGGCGGCAGCGGCCGCGACAGCGTCCGTGCGCCTCTTGGCCCGGGCGTCGATCCACATCTTGACCAGCGCGCCGATCGCGGCCGCGACGCCGGCGGCTTGCGTCCAGTACTTCTCGATCGCCGTGGGAAAATCCACTGCACGCTCCTACCCTCCTGGCCCCGAGGACCTGGTCGCTGGTGGTGATTTGAGGCCTAGTAGGCGTCGACGGTCGCCGTGCCTTGAATCACGGTCTTCCCAAACACCGGCGTGTTGCGCAGATGCAGTTTCGCCGCTCCGGAAAGCAGGATCCCGTAGCCCGACGACGCCGTCGGCTTCAGGTTGCCCTCGTCGATCCAGGCCTCGACATTGTCCTCGGCCTTGAACTCGGTCGGGTTGTTGCCGCCAGCCGTGTTCATCAGGTCGCCGAGGCTGCCGCTGATTTGCGGGCAGAACATCGCCACCTTGACCGTGTTGATGAAGTGGGCCGACACGCCCCGAGCCGCCGATCCGCGCGCGCAGATGATCACCATCTTCATGGCGTCATGGCCGGTGACCAGGTTGTTGCTGTCGTAGATCGAGATCTTGCCGGTGTCGTAGGCGGTGACGTTGTTCCACAGCACGGAAGAGTCCGCGCCAAGCGCGTTGTGCTGGTTGGTCGCGTCTCGACCGCTGGCCCCCATCGTGCAGTTGTTGACATAGGAGAGGCCGTTGACGCCCTCGACCGCGTAGTCTCCGACGGCGCCGCTGGCGACCGTGGTCCCGCTGTATTTCAGCGAGCAATTTTCGAGGGCGATGACGACTTTCGGACCGCCGACGCCGCCCGTGAAGGCGACACGGAAGGCCGCGGCGTCACCGCCGACTAGGTCAAATCCGTCGGCCGGCGTCGCGCCCGTCAGGGCGAAATTGATCTGGTTAGCGCCGTCAAGATAGACGTTCTTGGTGCTGACCAGCACCAAGGTGTTGGCGGCCGTCGGGGCCAGGCCGTCGCTGCGCCGCAGCGCCATGACGTTGGAGATCTGCGACCACGTGTCCATACCAGTCAGGGCGGACGACTGGGTCAGCTGCTTCTTGAACTCGACGTAGTTTCCGAACCGGTCGCGGGCCAGCTTGTCGAACACTCGGGTCACGGTCGTCGACAGCGGGGCGGTGTAGCCGTCACCCGACGCGGTCCAGGTAAGGGCCGGTTGGATGGCCCCCACGGTGCATCGGCCGCCGATCGCTTCGGCCAGGACGTTGATGTTCTGGATGGTGGTGACGACACCGCCAAGAGTAAAGCCGTTGTTGCGGTCAAACTCGACGCCGACGCCGCACTGCGCCTTGATGTAGATCGAGGTCTGGCTGGCCGCCGCCGCCTTGACGAGCGGCTGGTAGAGGCTCTTGCAGGCCGACGCGAACGATAGGCAGTCGTTGGCGTTGTTCCCGGTGTTGACGTTGACATAGTAGGTCGGCCACGAGGCGTAACCGGGGAAGAGGCCCTTGACCGACAGGCCGGCGTCGCCGACCCAAGTCCCGTCGGCCATCTGGCGTGCGGTCGGGGTGATCGGATAGGTGGCCTGATCCCATCCCAAGCCGGGCGGGACCTCGAAAGTCTGGAGGCGCGAGCCTGGCAGGTTGGCGCTGGCCTGGGCCGCCAGGCCCCGCGCGACGACATCGACCCCTTGGGCCGAGGCGAGCTGAGGCAGCGCGACCAACCAGGCTAGCGCCGCGATGAGGACGCCGAAGCGCCGAAGCATGGTCTTCATGGAAGCCCCCTTATTGCGAGATGCGGATGGTCGCGGTCCCGGCCGCGAGGGCGGCGACCTCGACGCGGAACTGGACGCCGGCCTCGGTCTCGACCCAGGCCTGTTCGGAGATGTTGCCGGTCCACACCGCGTACGGCTGGCCGGCGACGGTCAGCGGCAACCAGGTCGCGCCACCGTCGAACGATCGCGTCAGGCGCGCAGACAAACCGCTGGCGGTGCCCGTGATGCTGACGTTGATCGGCCGGCCGGCGACCGCCGGCAGCGCCGACGTGTTGCCCGGCGCCGTGAGGCTGGCTGTTACCGGAGGCACGCCGCTGGCCCCATAGGCCGGCGCGGGCGTCGTCGCCACGCCTGTGATCGGATCGATCACTGAAACGGCGGTATAGGTAGACGGCTTCTTCCCGGTCCCGACGCTCATCTGCTGGGCGGCGGCGGGTACGGCGAAACAGGCGAGGGCGCATGCGAGCGCCGCTCGCACGAGGGCGAGGGTCATGTAGCATCTCCGGAGGTGAAGGAGCCCAGCCAAGGCCGGGCAGGACGGCGGCTCAGACGTAGCCGTAGTGAAGGTCTTCCTCTGTCACGACGTCGACGAGGCTGCGGTTCTGGTGCAGCCAGGCCAGGAGCTGCAGGAAGCCATTCTGGATGTTGCCGGCCGAGGTCATCTCGTTGTGCCAGACAAACTGGGCGACGCCCTTGTGGGTCGCGGCCTGCTGGGCGTGGGCGATCAGCTTGTCGCCATTTTCCGCGCCGGTGAAACCGGCGCCATTCAGGGCGCGGATCTGGAACGGGTCGCCCCAGGGGTACGTCTCACCGAAGGTCATGGGATTGACCCCTGGCGCACCGACGCCGAGCGGAGCAAAGAACGCCCGCATGGACCGGTAGTGCTTCCTGAAGCTGGGATAGGCCTGCAGGATCGTCGGCCCGACGCCGCTGAAATAGGACCCGTGTTCGCCGCCGGTCAGGCCCATGCCGTTGTCCCAGTTTCGGCGGGCGGCCAGGTTGCCGGTGAATTCGTTCTCCGACATGTCCAGGATGTCGCCCAAGGTCTCGGTATCCCAGGCCTGGTCTGGGAACTGCCACCCCAGAAGGTCGTGCATGGTCTGGGCCTGCGAGCGGCTGACATAGCTGCTGCTCACGCCGATGTTCAGCGCTGGCGGGCTCAGATAGGCCATGCCGCGGAAACCGTACTTGGCCATCCTGACAGCCGCGAAGGTGAACTGTCCCACGTGCCCGTCGTCGAAGCTCAAGATCACCTTGCCCTTGGGCAAGGGGTTCGGGATGAACTCGATATTGCCGATCTGGATCGTGAAGCTGTTGCCGCTTGAGGCGCGAAGCAGCAGGCGACCCCAGGTAATGGCCGACAGGTTGGCCCCGCCTCCGGGCGCGGCGACAAGCACCGAAACCGGAATGGTCGTGCTCTGCCACCGCCCCACGCCATTCTGGGACGTCAGCTGGCTCTTGAGATGGCCCAGCAGCTGGAAATTCGTGCCGCTGGTCGTGGAGTGATAGGCAGACCCCGGCGAGACCGGTGAGCCCGCCGAATAAATCTCCAGCGCCGCGCGGTCCATGTTGGCGAAGACGTTGGCGATCGGCTTGAACCAGATCCGGATCAGGCCGCCGGTGACGTCGGTAGGCACGGCGTCAGCCGCCGTCGGCGCGATGGCGACCAGCGACCCCGAACCCGTCGTGGCCAGCTGCAGCGCCGTCGCGCCTAGCAGGGCGTCGGCCGCCGTCACGTCGCTCAGTCCCGTGATCGTGCCGTTGACGTCGGCGACCGTGGCCAGGTGCGCCAGGGTCCGCTGGCCCAGGCTGCGCTTCAGGCGCTGATGGATTCGGCCGCCGATCAAAGGGGCCTGGTGGTTCCCGATCGTTTCGTCCAGCGACGCCGGGCTGGCGACCGTCAAGGTGTCCTTGACGCCTTGACCCACCGTGGCCACCTGGGCGGCAAGCGCCGCGAGGGCGGCGTCGATCTGGAAGATCTTCTCGGCCGTCGTGGCCAGGTATTGCTGCTGGATCCGGAACCGGGCCTGCAGTCGATTTCCCACATTGGCCGCGGGGATGTCGCGGGGGGTGGCGTAGGCATTGACGTCCCACCAGCCGGCCCCGTCGGCCGTGGCGCTGGTCGCCGCCAGGATCCCCAGGCCATGCAGGCCCAGGTGCTCACCTTGTGCGACGATGATGTCGCCGAAATCGGCCGGCGTGAAGTTCACCTCACCCGTGGCCGTCACGGCCAGGTCGATCAGGACGTTGCGATGTAGCTTGCCGTCGCTCTCGATCGACCACTTGGCCAGCTGCACGGTCCCGATGTCGACGGCGAACAGATCCAACGTCAACAGCGGGCCGGTGTGAGCGCAGGGGTCCGCCCAAATGTACATGCCGTCGGAAACGCCCGCGCCCGTGACCAGGGTGTCGGGATTGCCGATCGTCTGGACCACGTCGGCCCATTGCTGGGCGGCTTGGGCCTCCAGGAGCGTAGCGCGCGCATCCAGGCCGGCCGCCAGGGTCTGCAGGGCGAGGAAAGCCGGGCCGAGGACGACTTGGTAGTGCTGGTCGATCCCGACGCCATATTCCAGGCGAATGGACGTCTGCAGGGTCGGCAACGGCCGCCAGTCGGTCAGGGCCGCGTTGATCTGCCGCCAACCCGGGGCGTCGACCGGCAGGGTGGGGCTGCCGGCGAACATGCCGTCGCCAGCGACACCGACCAGGTCGCCAACCTCGAACGGCATGTCGCCGAAGTCGGCGGGGGTTAGGGTTTTTAGGCCGGTCGTCGAGACGGTGACGGTCGCGACCTGCTCCTGTTTGATCTGGGTCCCGTCGTCACTGACGATGTAGCGGGCGATCGTCAGGTCGCCCGGATCCTTGATCCAGATCTTCAGCCAGCCCAGGGGCCCGGGATGGCTGACGGGCTGGGCCTGGATGTACATGGCGTCCGAAACCGCGCCACCGTCGACCGGATCGCCCTGACGGCCGATCACCTGGGTGACGTCGGCGCGGAACGACTCGAAAACGTCCGGATCCAGCATCGCCTGGGTGATGGTCGAGCCGAACATGAAGAACGGCCCCGACCACGAACCCGTCGTGGCGGCGCCGACCTTCACATAGATCCCGTTGTTGTCCGGATCGGCGTCGGCATAGACCAGGCCCGGCACGCCAGCGTCGGCCGACAGGTCGGCGTCCAGGTCGGCCTTGGTCAGCCACCATTTGCCGCCGGCTAGGGTCAGTAGCGACGCCAGGGTCTGCAGGTTGGTCAGCGAGCCTGTCCAGTTGGACATGAGCCGGTTGAGCCGAGTGATCAGCGGGTTGAGATCGGAGATGTCGGACATGGTCAGAGAGCCGGCGGCGAGGGTGGCGTCGGGTTCAGTGGCTCGGCCTCGGTGTCGGGCCAGTCGCGCAGGGCCTGGCGATAGGCCAGAAGGGCGGCCTTCTGCTCGCTCGACAGCGGATCCCAGCGCTCGGGATTGCTGCGGATCGGGTCGAACTCATTGCGGAGCAGACCATCGCGACGCGCGCGAAGCGCCGCCATCGCCCGCGTCAGGGCCATAGAGGCCATGTCGGCGGACCCGCGCTCCACCAGCTGGTCGTCGATGACGACATGGGTCAGGTCCCAGTCGGACCGAAATTCGGGCAGCACGACATAGGGCCGGCGATGGGCGATGATCGAACCCGGGAGGCCCTGGGTGATGGCGGTGATCTCGCCGGTCTCGTGATCGTAGAAGGCGACAACCTGTCTCATCGCATGGGCCCTAGAGAGCTCAGCGTCCGGCTGGTGACATTGACGCTGCTGTGGGAATTGAGCGTGACCTTCACCTCCCGCTCGCCGGCGGCGCAGAAGAGCGCGCCGCCCAGCGGGATGTTGGCCTCGCCATTGGCTCCGCCCGTCGTGTAGACGGCCACCCCGTCGATATAGAGGACGGCGTTCCAGTTCTTGTCGCCGCTCGGGAAATGGCTCGACAGGAAGCAGGTGACGAACAGCGTCGCGTCGTCGGTCAGGTCCACGACGTGGTCGATGATCTCTTTGTCGGTCCCGTCGCAGTTGATGGTCGACGAGCCCGTCGTAACCAAGGGAATGGTGACTGAGTTGTTGGCTAGGGTGCGGGTGGTCAGCGTGCCGGTGATCGTCAGGTCGCCGTCGATCGCTACATTGGCCGTCAGCTTGATCTTGCCGGCGACGGTGTCGACATAGACGACCTTGCGCCCGACGCCGTCGGTCCCGACCACGCCGAACTCGTCGGCCACCACGTAGAACGAGAACACCGTCCCGTCGTTCATGGCGACCGTGCCGCCGACGTGGCCGTTGGAATTGATCGACAGGATCGCCTTGCCGACCCCCTCGCCGTCGATCGAGCGCAGGTCCTGGATGAAGGTCTTGTTGCCGTTGACGTCGTTCTGCAGCTGGTTGATTTGCTCGACGGTTTCACCGTTGACGATGGTCATCGTCAGGGCCGTCTCGGCCGTGGTGATCTTGGTCTGGTCAACGTCGGCCAGAACGTCGTCGCGCGGCCGGCCGGCGATCGCGGCGGTGTCAGCCGAGGTGTGGTTGCCCGTGACGTCCGCCCCATCCTCGGGCCGTTGACCATCGTCGTCGTCCACGCCGCTCCACGGGACGGTCGTCGCGCCGCCGGCGGTCGACTTGCCGGTGACGACCGTCGTCCAGTCCGAGCCCTGAACCTCACGCGAGGGATCGGCCAGCGGGATCACCCGGGCCTCGAGCGTGGCCGACGCCGCCACGCCGTTGGTCGTTACCAGGAAGCCGGCGTCGATCGCCTCGCGCGTGGTCGCTGACGTCGGCGCGGCCTCCGCCTCGCCCAGCACCCGCACCTCGACCCGCACGCCCAGCACCGCCGGATCCACGGGGGTGGACCACACCGCACGGATCGCCGGGACCTTGGAGCCGTCGTCACCCGACAGGTTGACCGTGAAGACGTCGACACCGCTCAGCGCCAGCGGATCCGGCCGCGCCGGTTCGGGCGGCGGCGGGGTTCCCGGGGTGATTTCGTCCGTGGCCGCTGTCCAGCCGTAGGCCGAGGACGCGACCTCCCGCAGGGCTAGGGTGCGCCGCCAGTTTGGCGCGCGAGACCAGGCCTCGACGCGGTAGACCACACGGCCGCCGTGGTGGCGGCGATCCGAGGTCCAGCCGATCCAGTCGCCTTCCTCCAGGCCGGAGAAGCGCGGGGGCAGGGGAATGGTCGCCCGGCGCTCCATACGCGCCAGGCGGCGCTCGATCTCGGCGCAGCGCTGGGCCTGCGTCCCGGAAGTCACGAAGTCGAGGCTGAGCGGCGTTTCGGCCGGGCCACGATCATCCTGGATGTCCAAAACCGAGCGGCGGATCGGGGCGGCGTGATCGCTCCAGTTCTGGGCCGGCTCGATGTAGCGACCGACCACGCTGTTGATCCGCTGCGGGGCCGGCAGGAAGCGATCGAAGACCACCTTTTCACCGACGACCAGGTCGGCGTCGGTGATCTCGACGACTGTGCTCTTGGCCTGGCCGGGCTCGATCTCGACGCCGCCCTCGCGCTGGACGATGACGCCGGCCATGGCCGCGGCGAACCGCTGCTCAGTCTCATCGTGGGTTTCGTCGGCGCGGATGACGGCGGAGACGCGATAGCGCGGCTCAGTTCCGCCGGCCTTCAGGGGAACCAGTTCGTCGCAGACATTGGCCGGGGCGAAGACGTTCTCCGGCGGGGCCTCGATGTCAGTCAGGCCGCGCCCGACCAGCAGCATTTCCGGTTGGTCGACCAGGTCGCGGGCGTAGACGCCGCGTACCCAGTTATAGCGACAGACATAGGCGTTGTCGGTCCACTCCCAGGTCGAGGGCGCGTTCCAACGATGGCTGCCCGAGCCGCCCGGGACGGTGCTGTCCTTGCGCGGGTCGTAGCAGCGTTTGCCCCGGAACACCCACTTGAACGACGGTCGACCCTGCGGCCAAACCTTATCGTTGGCCTTGTAGGCGGCCCAGACTTTGGTGACGCCGCGCAGCCGGTCTTCAGAGGCCATGCCGGTCGCGCCGGCGAACCGTGTCGGTGGAGGTACGTCGTTCGAGCCGTTGATGAACTCGATGTCCAGGCAGCCGCTGAAACCCGTCTGCAGGCCGTTGGCGGAATAGGCGTAGTAGTCCGAGCCGATGAAGTAGCCTTCGAGGGCGTCGATCGGGTGGTCGGCTAAGGTGATCTCCAGGACCTCCCAGTCGGTATTGAACTCGCCGCCGAAGTTGGCGGCCGCCGCCAGCGAGCCCCCGCTGCAGACCCGACCGAACACCGCCTCGCGCGGACTTTCGCCGACGCTGAGCGTGGTGACGCTGGCCTGGCGCTCCTGCTGTTTCTGCTTGGGCCCAGTCAGTTTCGACAGGGCGAAAGCCCCGGCCAGCTGCAGGGCCGTGGTGATGACGAAGGTCGCCACCGTGGCGGCCGCGCCGGTCAGGCCGATCGCCGCGACGATCGAAGCGCTGATCGGGTCGGCCTTGGCCTGGGCCGGGCTCCACAGCAGGGCCGACGCGCAGGCGCCGGCCGCAAGCCAGCGGCGGAAGGAACGCGACAGGCGGATCATCCAGCCGCGCTCCAGGCCCGCAGCATGGCCGCGCGGGGTAGGCGGACCAGGCCCGCCGGGCCCGGCCCCACCAGGGTCGCGCCTTCAATCACCATCACCGCCGGGCCGGTGGCCGTGCTGACCAGGCCACCGTCACCGCGCGCGGCCAGGGCCAACGGTACGGAGGTAAGAACCCCGTCAACAGCGGCCTCGAGGCCGCCCAGCCCCTTGAGCACGCGCAGCGCGCCGCGCTGCGTCGTCCAATCGGGCAGGTCCGCCAGGCGGTCGACGCCCGTCTGGGCCAAGATCGCGGCGCCGAAGAAACTGACGCAGTCGTTGGCGCGCTTACCCCATGCGAACGGCGCTCGCATCCGCGCCTCGATCAGTTCGACCAGAGCGACGTAGTCGCGCGCGAGCTCACTCGACATGACCGGAGAGCCCCGTGTTTTGGTAGAAGGCTGAGACCAGGGCGTTGGGCAGGGCCGAGGCCGCCCGTTGCGGCGGCTTGCCGCCCCAGTTCAGGGTGATCTCGCCGGCGTAGGACACCGCCTTGAAGCCGCCGTCCGCCCCGACCACCAGGCGCTGGTCGGCGTCGGTGCGCATCCGACCCGAGCTGCGGCTAAGGCCCCGCACGGCGCCCTCGATAGCGGCGGCGACGGTCGAGGCCCCGCCGATTTGGTCCTCAAGGGTCAGGCGGTCGACGCGGCCTCGCTGGACAACCCGGGCCGACAGCAAGGTCGAACCCGTCTGATTGAACAGCAACTCCCAAAGCACGGCCGCAGCGCCGCGAACGGTCAGGGTGTCGACTAGGGCCAGAGCGTCGGGATCCACGCCGGACAGCGACAGGGTCGCGCCCTGCTCGGCGCCGCCCAGCTGGCCGGCGGCGACCGAGACCAGGCCGCGATCGCCGATTCCGACATAGGTGTCGCCGTCCAGGATCTGGGGGCCATGGCCGCCCCAGACGCACCATGGCCCCGTGGTCAGCACCAGCTTGACGGCGCCCACGGCCAGCGCCGTGCCGTCGTCCAGGGCGGCCTGGGCGGCTTCGGGATAGACGAACATGAAGGAGACCTCAGTCCAGCAGTTGCTGCAGGGCTTTGAACGACCCGCTGATCGCCTGCTGACGCGTCTTGCCGCCCAGCTTGGTCTCGCCAGGGATCAGCTTCATCAGGCAGTCGGGGTGATCCAGCGTGGCGTCGGCGCCGGACGGGACCAGGGTCGGCAGCGGCGGCTCCACGCTGACGAGCAGAGCGCCCGAGCCGTTTGCGACACCGGGCTCGACCACGCGGACCAGGGCCCGGCGCTGGGCCCCGCTCGTCGTCCACTTGAAGCCGACATAGTCGCCCCAGCCCAGCGCGAGGCCGACGGGCTGTCCCTGCAGGGTCAGACCATCGCGCGTGCCGTTGACCGACCAACTGGTCGCCACGCCGTCGAAGGCGCCGCCGCCAGCGCGGACCATGCCGGCGAAACCGTTGGGGCAAGACAGCGGCAAGGGGCGATGTTGCTCGGCCCCGAAGAACAGTCGCCCCGGGCCGCGCTGGGCCGAGATCCAGGCGCGCCATTCGTCGGCCCGGGCCTGGCCCGTGGTGGGCAGGCTCCATTCGGCTTCCCACAGCGGGAAGCCGGCCGAGACCGCGCCCAGCCGCCCACCGGCCTCGGGCGACAGGTAGTCGACGCGCTGGATCTCGAAATATTCTTGAGACACGCCCGCCGATGGCATGGCGCGCGGAAACACCAGGGCCATGCTCAGAGCCCCGGGACGATCTGCCGGCGAGCCATGCCGTCATTGACCGTGCCGATCACGTTCTCACGGAAACCGGCCTGCATCGCGTCCATGCGCGCCTCGAGGCGGCCGACGGCCTCGGCGTCAGCGCCTGCGCCGACGGTCAGGACGGGCGCGTAAGTCGCGGAGATGTTTACCGGGCCGCTTGCCGCCATCGAGCGGTCGTTGGCCGCCTGCACCATGGCCATCGAGGCCGTATGGCTTTTGATCTGGTCGCCCGCCCGCAGCTTGCGCAGCTCCGGACCGTCCTCGCCGACCCAGGCATAGCCCTCCAGGGCGCTATCGGTCCCCTTGGCGTAGCCGGCGGCCACCAGCTTGGCGTTGTTGCCGGCCAGGACGTTCGCCGCGGCCGCTAGGGCGTCGCCATTGCCCCCGCCACCGCCGGTTAGCAGCGAGACGCCGAGCGAGGCAAGCTTGGAGAAGAAACCCCCGCCGCCGTCTTTCTTGCCGAACGCGCTGTTGGTCAGGCTGTCGGCCAGGGCCGTAGCGGCGGCGTATTTCAGGCGGCTGGTGAATACATCCAGGAAGTCGCCTTCGGTGAACCCGGCCACCAAGCCGTCATGGAACGATTGGCCCGTGCTGACGCGCAGGTCCTCGAGGAACGCGGTCTTCGCGTTATACGGAATGAAACCCTCGCCCGGCTCAGCCAGGCTCATGCGCTGGGCCGAGGTCAGAAACTGGTCCTTGGCCAGTTCAGCGTCGGAATACATGCGCCTCAAGGCCGAGGCCTGGGCGACCATCTCGGCCGCCACCTGGGCTTCGGCCTTGGCCAAGGCGACGGCCCAGGGCTGACGATCGCGCATGCCCTGGGTGATCAGCTCCTGGATCCGCAGTTGACGCTCGGCGTAGTCGATCGCCGACGGGTCATTGGAGACCTTGGCGATCTCCAGCTGGCTGCGCAGCGCCTGGGTCTTAAGATCCTCGTTCCGCCGCTCGATCTCCGCCTGCTCGCGGGCCTCCTTGGCGTCCTCGCGGGCGTCCTTGCGCGCGGCGGCCGCTGCGGCGCGCTGGGCCTTGCTCAGGGCCGCAGCCTGGGCGGCGGCCGTCTTGTAGCCGGCCGACAGCGCCTTGATCTGGTCGTCTAGCTCCTTCAACGCCGCCTTGCTGGCTGGGTCGTTGACGCCTAGACGCAGCAAGTTTTGGCGATCGGCTTTTAGATCGTTAAGCTTGACGGCGTTTGGATTGTATTTGTCGATCAGCGCCTTGCGATCGGTACTCTGTTCGCTGAGGGCGGCGGTGCGCTGTCGATCCATATCCGCCGCATAGCGCTGGTAGATCCCGTCGATCTCTTTCTGCGCCTCATTGATTAGATGCTCAGAGCCGCCGCCAAGCTTTCGTCGCTCCTTACCGATCATCGCCCGCAGGTCAGTCAGGCGTTGGGCGTCATCACCGCCGGTCACGGCGCGATCGACGGCCCTGCCAACGGCGTCCCAGACGTTCGAGGCCGTTCGCCCCAATGCCTGGAGCGCATGATCCCAGCCCGTGGTCGCGTCCGTGGCGTTGACCAGCGCGCCCCTCAGCTTGTCTAGAAGCTCGGTCTGCGCGCCAGTCAGATCGCCAGATCGAGCCAGGTTCTCGATATGCTCCTGCTCGGCGGCGTTCAGAAAATGAAGCTTGCTGTTGAGTTCAGCAGCACCCTTAACCGGGTCAGCGAAAGCCGCGCCCAGTTCCTTTGTCGCGCCGGCCGCGTCCTGCGAAGTCGTCAGGGCATAACGTTGATTCAGACCGATCAAGTCGCTCATGACGCCGCTGCCGATCCGGCCAGTGCTGGCGAAGGCCGCCGCGATGTCACGCGCGGCACGTACGGAAATGTCCCCTGCCTCGGCGCCGGCCTTGGCTTGGGCCATCAACTGGTCGGCGCTGACACCAGCCGCCGCCCCCAGACCGCGGGCGACGGTTTCAAGCTTCAAGGTAGAGGACTCGTAGCTAGCCTGGGCGGCGGTCAGGGCGATAAGCCCGCCCGCCGTAGCCACAACCGCTGCGCCGACGGCCACCATCGACGCCGAGGCCTTGAACCCGCTGGTCGCCAGGGCGTCCAGGATCTGCGGGCCCTGCTGGGCGGCGATTGTGCCAAAGCCCGCGCCACTGAACAGCTGGGTGAAGACATCTGCGCCTTGGCGCGCCAGATTGACGGCGCCGGCCTTCTGCTGGCGAGTCATCCCGTTCTTTTTTGCGGCCACCTCGTCAGCGGTCAGGAAATCGCTGGCGCGAAGCCCCGTGCCGCCGCTGACGCCCAGAGCCGCGTTGAACTTCATCTGCTGCTCTTCGGCGGTCTGGAATTCGCGGGCGGCCTGGGCCATCCGCTTGAACCGCTCCATCTGCTTGTCGGTGAAGGTGGTCAGCCCCTGGACCGAACGGCTGGCGCGATCGAAGCCGGCGGCGACGGCCTCGCCGGACGCGTTGCCGGCCTTGCCGATGTCGGCCAGATCGCGGCGGACCTCTTCCTTGCCTTCGGTCTTGAGGCGATAGCCTACTTGTCGGACGGGCATGGGGGCCTCCAGGCGTAGACGATGTAGGGTTCGATGTCGGGGAAGAGCTCGAGCACCAGGGCCCGATCGGCCCTCAGCGCTTCGGCCGCGGCGATCACGGCGGGCAGATCCAGGGCGTAGGCGCCGTTGAACCCGACGCGGACCTGGCGTTCTGCGATCAGGAACGTGCGCCAGACCGCTTCGGCTTTCTGGGTCTGGCAGGCATGGACGCGGGTGGGGCATTCGGCGCAGGCGACGTCGCTGCAGGCGGCGCAGTAGTCGCGTCCGCCCCAGGGCGCTCCGAGCTCGTCTTCAGCGCCCCCGCCGGCCCAGCGCCAGCGAGCGAGGGCGCGGATCCGTTTTTTTCCGCCTCCTGACGAAGGCCGGGCAGGACGTAGCGCGTGTCGATCGCGTCGAACACCGCCGGATCCTCGGTGACCATGACCACCACGAGCTCGGGCGTCATCTCGAGCGGGGTCAGCGGGACGTCCTCGGGGGTGTCAGCCTCCGGCTCCTCGAAAACCCCCGACCAGCTGACAGCAGCCCAGGCGGCGACCCCGGCGGTGAACGCCACGTCGGCGTCGGCGCGCGAGGCCCCGGCGTTAAGCGCCTCGGTGAAGGCCTGGCGGCCGGCCACCTTGGCCGCCGACGCCCACGGCCGCAGCGTGAGGACCCCGCCGTCCGGCAGGGCGATTTCCAGCGGCGCGGGGCCGCCCTTGGTGCGAATGCGCATTCGAGCTCTCGGACAGGAGGAAGGGGCGCGGTGCGAGCGCCGCTCGCACCGGTGACTTGTAGGAGGGGAGTGGAGGGGGCATGGTCGCGCGGGCATTGAGCGGGGCGCGTGTGTTCAAGAAACTTCTTCAGTCGATCAATCGCGCGTGGCGTGAGCGCGGTGTTAAAGATCTCGGCATGGCGTTGATCGCCGTGACGGTCGCCCTCTGGACGTCTACCGTGTTCACGGCAGACCAGTCTCCAAGGCTGCGGTTGTTTGGAATTTTCCTTCGGGAAAACTCAAGCTCTATCTTCTTCCTTACAATTCCGCTTTTGTCGGCCGCGGTCGGTGTTGTGATAGTTATTCGACAGTTGATCGAATATTTGGATTCTGGAAAAGTCGGCCCCAGAAGCGCCAATATTGAAAGAGAGTTATCCTCTGTCCTTATAGATGATTGGTTAAAGCTCAAACATCCTGGTGCAGACGCGGCGACTGACGAGTTGCTGAAGTATTTGCGAAAACAATCAGCTAAGAATGAAGGCGATATCGCCGCAAAAGCGCCATTGCCGTCACCGGGAGAGCAGATCGTCGCGCGACTAGTGGCGGAAGTTGGAGCGCAATCGCGGCGAGCTACCCTGAACCTCTTGATGGGCGTCGTAGCTGCTGCGATCGCTATTGGATTTCTGGTCTGGCTTGCCGCAAGCGCCGTTAGCAGCGCGTCGGAAGCGCCTACCAAAATTGAAACGTCCGCCATGCCATACCTCTTTGCGAAGTATTGGGGAGCTTTTGCCGCGAAAATGGCTCTTTCGAGCGGTGCTAGTTTGTTTGCGTTTTTCTTTCTATCCACCTATAGGCGCAATCTCAGTGAGATCCGTTATTTCCATAATGAGCTAACGAACGTCCAATCCAGGATGTACGCCGTCGACATGTGCAAGGGAGACCACGCTGACGTAACGCTCCTTCGCATTCTGGAAAATGTCGCCGCGACTGAGCGAAACTTCATCCTGAGGAAAGGTGAGACAACCATCGACTTAGCTCAGAAAGATTTGGATCGAGCTGAAGACGACAGCCTCAAGGTTGCGCTTAAAACCCTCGCCGACGCAGCCAACCGCATGGTGGGTAAGAGCGACGAGGGTTCGAAGGATTAGGTGTAGCTGGCGACGTCGTTGACCAGCGTGACGATCAGGACGTCGCCGGCGGCGTTGCGATGCGCCTGGCCGGGGAACGTCCCCTGGACGCCGCCAGGCCCGGTCACGGGCAGTTGCGGCTTTGGCAGGCGCAGCTGGGGGACGCGGAAGGTCAGCCGGGCGTCAGGCCCAGCCCGCCAGCCGAACGCGATGTCGACGGGCGTGCGGCCGGTGGCCAGGTCGAGCAGCGACATGTCGGCGAACCGGCTGACGATCTCCGGCGTCACGGCGACCATGCCGGGATCCACGCCGTCGATCCGGCCGTCGGCGCGGATCACCTCGGCCTTGTCCAGGCCGTTGCTGACGTTCATCGCGCCACTGACGATGTTGCCCAGCGGCACGCCCTCGCGCTCGATGAAGCCGGTGAATTGCGAGAACCGCGTCAGGACCAGTTCGGCCAGCGTGCCGGCGGCGCTGGTCGTGGTGCGGGGCTTTTCCCCCTGTGCGATGATATTGAACGTGGCGTTCAGATTGCCCGAGCGCTGCATGGGCACGGCGAGGGTGTTGTACATCGCCCCGTAGTTCATCGCGAAGGTCGGCACGTCGGGCATGCCGATCTCGATCGCCGCGTCAGGCAGGGTGAGGGCGCCCGCCTTGAAGACGTGGTTGTAGGGTCCGCTGGCCGAGCCGCCGGCCAGGGTCGCGCCCGACACCGTGACGTTGGACGCTGGCGAGGTCCCGGCCGCGATCGTCATGGCGTTCCCGCCGGTCCCGACCGCGTCGTAGGTCACGGTCACGGCGGCGGCGTCCAGGTCTGTCGAATAGGACGCGACCGCCACGCCGGCCACGGCGCTGCGATTGAGGGCCCAGACGGTGTTTCGGACCGTCTCGGCGACCGTGGCCCCGATTAGGATATCGTTGGCTCCCGGAGCGCTGGCCTTGAAGGTGAACGCCTGGCCGCCGATCGTGATCGTGCTGTTGACAGTCGGCTGCAGGGCGAAGGTCAGTTTGCCGGTGGCGGCGACGCCCTGGGTCGTCTGAGGCGGGCCCAGCAGCAGCTTCAGGTGCAGGCCGAACAGACGCTGATCGACGGGCACGGTGATCGACCCGTCGTTGACGATGACGTCCAGATCCGGCTCGAGCGGGTTGCGGCCGTAGCCGAGGACGTCGCTCTCGACCAGGCCCTGGGTCTCGCCCAGGGCGATCTGAGAGAACGGGATCTTGGTGAAACCCGAGCCGGGCACACCGCCGTAGAACGAGGGAAAGGCGATCGCCACTTGGGCGTTCGCGCCACGAGCGCGCATGGGACGTCTCCTAGGAAAAGCGGGCTTTCGGCCCGGGTTCAGTCGAGGGTGGTGTAGACGGCGATCAGACCGATCTCGGCCCAGACGACGCCGGGCGCGCCGAGCTGGTCGACATCGTCGGTGACGGGCTCTTCAGCTTCCAGCCATTCGGCCAGGCCGCCGAGCGTGCGATCGGCGCGGACCGCGTTGCGCAGGGCGGTGTTGGCGGCGTCCAGCCAGACGACCGGGTCCGCGCCCGCCGGCGGGGCGAGCTCCAGCGAGATCCGGTGATTGTAGGTCTTCGTCAGCGGCGACATCAGGATGTCGGGCTGGCCAGGGTCGCCGTCGCGCATGTTGACCACGCCGCCCGGGGCCAGGTCCTCGGGCTTGGGCTCATTGCGCTGGAAATCGGCGTTGGGCAGGGCCGTCTCGACCAGCGCTTGGACACGGTCGAGGACCTGCAGGCGAACGCTGGCCATCGTCATCTCCAGTGCTTGGTGAGCAGTTCGGGCATGCGATTGGACGCCCGCTCGGCGATCTGCCGGCCATTCAGGCGCTTCCGGACGTTCACCCAGGGCTTGAGGGTGAACATGAAGACCAGCTGGCTTTGCCGGCCGCCTCTCAGACGCCCTCGGGTGGCGGGCTTGAAACCGCGACGATTGCGCGCCGCGACCGCATTGATCCAGGCGGTCCAGGTCCCCGGCTCCCGCCCGCGGCGGATGATCAGGTCCTGGTTGAAGGCGACCTCGACGTCCAGCGGCGTCATGCGCCGGCCGCGGCCCTTCAGGGGAACGTTCTTGGACGGGATCGCCAGATAGTGGCGCCCGCCGGTGGGACGGATCATAGCCCCGTCCTCGTAGACCTCGATCAGCTTCGGCGCTTTGGTCCAGACCCATCCGGCCGGGTCCAGGCTCGACCGTCCGCCTTCCGGATAGACCCTTGAGCGCCAGGTCAGCGCCAGGCGGCGGCCAAGGCCGGCGGCCTCGACGTTCTCGCGTAGATCGCGCTTCAGCAGCGCCGTGCCCTCGACCATCGCGGCCGTGGTGATCTCGGCCAGTTCGTCCTCGAGCGCGGTCGTGGCGTAATCGAAATCGGCCGAGGCGGACATGCGCATCAGGCGCGCGCGGCCTCGCAGATCCACTCCAGGCCGAAGCGTTCGAGCTTGGGCTTGGCGATCAGGGTGAAGGTTTCGGGCGGGTCGACGAAAGCGACCTGGTCGCCCTTTGCTGGCGCGCTGACCTCAAAGCGACGGACCCGCAGGACGATGCTGTCCACGCGCACGCGGGACTGGCCCAGCTGCACGTCGGCGTCGGCTTCCTCGCGCTTGACGCGGACCGGGTCGGGGCCATCGCCCGGCGTCCAGGCCGCATCCTCGCCCCACTGGGCGTAGACGGCGGCCAGGAGCCGGGCTCTGCGGTCGACGACCGGGCTCATGGACGATCAGATGCCCGACAGCTCGACGATCGCGTCGCCGCCGGCCTCGACCTCGGCTTCCGACGCGAACCGGGCGCGGCCGGCAGCGCGAAGAGCTTCGGCCTCGTCCTCGGGCACGCTCAGCAGCGCGCCGATCGCGACCATCTCATGGCCCGGCTGGGCCCAAACGACGGCGACGCGGCCTTTCTTCGGATGCTCAGCGTCGTCCAGGTTGGTCGGCGCGTTGACGTCGGCGCCGGCCGCCAGGCCGACGGCCGCGCCGTCGGGTTCGGCATGGGCCGGGGCGGGCACGACCTGGTCGGCCGGCAGCGGGTGCGGGGCCGGATCCGACTTGACGACGGGATCGGCGCTGGCCGCTGACGAGGTCTCGGCCGACTTGTCGGCGGCCTTCGGGTCCAGAGCCGCATGGCCCTGGTCCTTGTGGGCGGCCATCACGGCCAGGCAGGCGCCGAGCGCCAGGTGGGAAACAAACGAGCGCATCAGGCTCTCCTTTCTCAGGGGGTAGGACGAAGAAGGCGGCCCTTAGGCCGGCTGCTGGATGACGAAGCGGCCGATCGTGTCGGTCGTGGCGGCCGCCGCGGTGACCTTCCCGACCTTGGTGTTGCCCGACGAGGTCTTGGTCAGGCGCTTGTTGGTGGCGTCGAAGTAGATGTCGTCGCCGAACACCCAGGCCTGGCCCGAACCCGCGCCTTCCTTGGCGTGATCGAACTCGCCGGTGATTTTGCCGGCCGCCACGTCACCGGCGGCGTTGCTGGTCACCGGGATCAGGAACAGCGCGCCGATCAGCAGGCCGACGCCGGAGGTGCAGCCGCCGCTGGGAACGGTGAAGTTGACGACTTCACCCTCGGAAATCTGGGTCTTCATGGTTTCAGGTCCTTTGCTGGAGGGTGCCGGGGGTGCGTCTCCGGCGAAGACGTCGGGAGCCGTCGCCCTTTGGCGGCCGGCGGCTCCGGAGATCTTCGCGAAAGACGAAGGGCCGCCCTTTCGGAACGGCCCTTCGTGAGGTGCGGGGATGTCAGGCCGTCGGGCTAGACGCTCGGATTCATACCCATGCCCTTGGCGTCGATGGCTTTCACCGCGAAGTCGAGGCGGGCCTTGTACTCGATCCCGTCGACCTCGAACCCGGTGCGCTCATCCAGGAACACGCCGTCGTCGCCCTCGAGATAGGCGTACTCGATCGTGTCAATCTGAGAGTTGTCGGCGGCGTAGAACCACGGCACGGCGCCCGACGAGCGCGACAGCCGGGCCTCGACGACCACGTTGAACGCGTTCTCGTAGACGTTGGTCGTGCCCGGGGTGGCGCCGGCCTTCTGCGACACGGGCGAGCCCCGCAGCTTTAGCGCCGCGACCTTGTCCTTGGGCGCGACGATCATCCAGGCCGGGGTCGCCGAGATCGGGCGACCCTCGATCCCGACCTGGGCGGCCATCGCCTGTTCGGCGTCCGACCAGCTGTCTTCCGAGATCGCCGCTCCGGGGCGCAGGTTGCCATGGGTGGCGTGGAACAGCGGCACGCCGTCGCCCATGTTCGGGTTGGCGATCAACGGCGCATAGGCGGCATCGCTTTCGAAGTCGGCGGCCGCCCGGCCCCACATCGACGGGATGCGGGTGAAGGCGTCGACGTCGTCGTTGATGATCGTCTGGCGGGTGATCGCGAAGCGCCGTCCGTAGGTGGCCAGGGCGTAGACTTCCTTGGCCTCGCCGATCGTCCCCATCTTGAACGATCCACCTTCAGGGACCAGCAGGAAGGATGGCGCGCCGCCCAGCTGCAGGCGCGTCACCTGACGGAAGTCCGGGACGGTCGCCCGGCGCTGCCACGCCTTGAACGTCTGCGGAACGGCCTCGTAGCCCGCGCGCAAGGTGCGGTTGGAGACGTTCGACAAGACGTTCGGGAAATCGGACGTGGAGTGCTGGCGCAGGGCCAGGTCGGCGATCTCCCGGCGGCCCAGGCCCGACACCTTCTCGCCGTTCCGCTCGAGATTGCGACGAGTCATCTCCAGCAGGGACATGCCGCGGTACTCGCGCCCGGCTTCGTGCAGTTCGTTGGCCGGGTTGTGGCGGTGCAGCAGGGCCGAGGCCATGGCCATGCGCGCGGTGTCGCGTTCGTCGACGGTGACGCGGGCCGCGCCCATCGCCGGCGTTAGCGGCGTACGGGCCCGCTGCTGGTCGGCCGCCGAACGCATCAGCGCCTGGCGGGCCGCGTCCGGCGACAGGGTCGTGGCCCAGGTGCGCACCTGTTCGCCCTCGACGCCGAAGCTCCGGGCGAAGTCGACAAAATCGAGGACTTCGCCGGCGTCCATGCGAACGGCGCTCGCATCCGCCACGGCGGCGGGAGCCGCAGGCGCGGTGGCGGCGGGGGCCGCGGGCGAAGCCGGAGCCGCGGGGGCGGCTCGGGTCTCGGGCGCGGGGGCAGGGGCCGCCGGGTCGGCGGCGATCGTGGGGGCAACTTCCGGCGGCATGGCGCGGGTCTCCATTTCAATGATGCAGGGATGAAGGTCGTCCGCCGAACGCATCCCTGCGTCAGGATCGGCGGGAACGGGCGTCAGGGAAGCTTCGGTCAGCTCCCAGCTGGTGACGAGGAAGATCGGGACGCCGCCTTCCTCGCCGGAACGGATCATCTTGAGCGGGCGATAGCCGATGCTGACGCCACGAAGGTTACCGGCGGCCACACGAGCTTCGGCCTCGCGACCGCGCGGGGTTTCCTGGTCGAAGCGGACCGGCGTCACCAGCTGGCCGCCTTCGATGCGGGCGCCGACCACGACGCCCAGCTGATCGGAAATCGACCAACGGTTATGGCTGTCTAGAAGAGGGACCTGGTCGGCGTCGATCCGCGTCGTGACCAGCGCCTGCGGGCTCATGTCGAGCTCTTCGAGGTAAGGGCCATCCCAACCCCATCGCAGGACCCGCGTGCCCGTCGCGGCCGTCAGGTCGACGGTGTGGGTTTCGGGGTTGTAGCTCGACGGCGCTGCGGCGCGACGTTGGGTCGGGAGACGGGTTTCCCGACGGGTGACGACAGGGGCGGGGACCGCCGGGTCGGCGGCGATCGTGGGGGCAACTTCCGGCGGCATGGCGGTCTCCTAGTTTTCCTCGGAAGCGCGCTTTGGCGCGATGTAGCCGGCAGGCCGCTGCAGGCCGCCACTGCCGTCGACGCGTCGCGCGTCCGTGTCGAACACCAGGCCCGCTGCGTCGGTCGTATCCTGCCAGGCCTTGACCTCGGCGGCGTGCTCGACCGGATCGATCCCGCGTTCCGACAGCGCCTTGGGCACGGACTTCAGGCCGGCGCGGATCTCGGCCTTTTCGCCCGCCGTGTCCTTGATCGGATCCGTCACGCGACGGATCGGCGGCGAGTACTTGGGCTTGACAGCCATGAAACGCCTGTCGCCGGTCTCGAGGGCCAGGCGGCGCATCCGACGCTTGACGGCCTTGGCGACCATCAGCGGGATCATCACGTTTTGCTGGCGCACATCGAGCAGCTGCAGCTCGCCCAGGCGCGCGGCGCGCAGGCTCGTGTAGCTGCTGTCGGTCACGTCGCCGGTCACCAGGTGGTAGGGCGAGAGCGCGGCGGTCGCGGCCGCGACCTGTTGCTTGATGAAACCGGTCGTATCGCCGCCGGATGGCGGCTGCACCGCTGTTGCGGTTTCGCCGGCCCGGGCCCGAAGGATCATGCCAGGCCTGACCGTGTCGGGCAGCCTGTCGCCGCTCACCGAAACCGAGGCCGCCGAACCCTCGTCAAACGGGGAAGTCGGCCCGCCGTTGTCTGGCGGGGTCAGAACCAGCGCCAGGCACGCCGCGATTTTCTCCTTGAGCATCCGCGCCTGCTCGGTGTCGGCGATATCGCGGAAATCCATGGCGTAGGGCGCGAACCACGAGATCCCACGCGATTGGCTTGCCCGCCGCTGCCGGAAGACATGGTCGACGTCCTCCACCGAATGGAACACCGAGCGCCCCCACATGCCGCCGGCGTCGCCAGGGTGATAGGGGAACAGCCAATAGCCGACCCGATGATTGCGGGCGTTGAACTGGACGCCCTGCACGATGCGGCCGCCGTCAGACAGCTCCTCGTTCTTGCCGTCGTCGAGGTAGTCGCCCTCGAGGATCCGGATGAACCCATCAGGGCCCGTGTCGTCCGGCTCCCAGGCGACCAGCATGTCGCCGCCTTCGGCCATGCCGCTGAACACCAGCTCCTGAGCGCCGTAGAAGTCCTGCCAGCCGTCGACCGGGCTTTCCGCCCAGCTGTCCCAATCCTCCTGGGCCTTCTTTTGGACTGCCTCGTCGGGATGGGTCATGCGCACGGCGATCCCGTCGCCGATCGTGGCGGCCACCATGTGCTCCAGGGTGTTGGCCGCGTACTTGGTGTTGCGGACCAGCTCACGCACGCCGTTGCGGGTCCCCTTGAGGCCCTGCTTGATCTCGCGATCGGCGCTCCCGTTGGTCCGCTTCCAGTTCTGTGTGCGGCGGCCGTGCCCGGCCGCGTCGTACTGGCGCTGCAGCTGCAGGGCGGTGCGCTCGGCCTCGCGCTTGCGCACCAGGTTCGGCGCGAAGGGCTCGATGAAGCGGTCGATCAGTCGGCCCAGGCGCATGGCCTACTCCCGATCGAACGCGACGGCGGAGAAGCCGAACGAGGAAGACGACCGGCCCGCGACGCCGGCCGCGGCCGCCGCCAGGCCTTCGAAATACGTGATCCGGTTCCGGATGTCGGCGAACGACTGGTAGGTCACCCGCTCGCCGTTGCTCTCGATCGTCAGTTCGCCGGTGGCCAACGCGCCGCGAAGCGCCGCGATCTCGGTCGTGTAGTCGGGTGCGGGCATCAGAGGCTCCAGCCTGAAGTGTCGATCCAGGAGTCGGCCGCGACGGCCGGCTCGTCAGGGATAGGGTCGGCCGCCGCCCGGGAGGACGAGGCGGCGGCCGGTTCGGGCGCCGCCGAGGGGAAAGCGGTGTCCGGAACGGGGCGATTGGCCAGGGCGATCAGGTCGCCCTGCAGGGGATCGACGCTGGCGTAGCGATCGGCCTGCAGGGCCAGCCACTCGGCGTCGCTGCGGCTGTCCAGCGCCATCGCCTCGGCGGCGGCGCGGTTATAGACGCGGCAGTCGAGCCAGTGGTTTTCCCGGCCCGCTTCCTTGCGCCAGACCCGCCGGGCCTGGCCGTTCTTGGTTTCGGTGACGACGCTTTCCGACGTCAGCATGTCGAAGTAGTCGGCGCCGGCGTCGCGCCCGAAGTGGATGCGGCCCCGGAACGGCTCGGGCCGGCCACCCTTGGCCGCCTCCTCGGCCGCGGCGATCGACGTACGCAAGTGGCCGTAGAAGCTGAACTTGGCCCCGAACGTGCCGACCAGGTAGGCGTCGTCGCCGGCCTGCTTGCGACGCTTGCGCCGGTTGTTCTTGCCGACCTCGAAGGCGATGGCCTGGCCGCGCCCCAGGATCGGCAACGTCCAGCCGTCTCGCCCGAAGACCGGGAGGCGCTTGGCCGACCGCCGGCAGAAGGCCTTGGCCGCCTCGGTGTGATAGCCGGCGTCGACGCAGATCTGGTCGAACCCGTACTGGCGGCCGCCCGGCAGGGTGAACTTGCGGGTAGCCACCTCTTCCAGGCGGGCCCAGGCCCCCTCGCCGGCGACGTCGGTCGCGCCCGGCAGGAAGCCGTGATCGAGGCTCCAGTTCTCCAGTCCGGCGCCCCAGCCCAGGGCCTCGTAGTAGATCCCGTCGCCCTGGATGTCGGCGCCGAGCGTGAACACGCACGGCCCCCACGGGACCTGGCCCTTGCCCCAGTCCTGTTCGCGCAGGACCTCGAGACTCTCGGCAGGGGGAGCGTCGCCCTTCAGGACGAACTCGTCGCCCATGTCCAGGTTCGTCCAGACGCGAAGCTTGTTCACGTCGCCCTGGGCCGCCACGAAGGCGACGCAGAGCTGAGCCCAGGTCATGAACGCCGTGATGATCCCGGTGATATGGTAGCCGGGCTGTCGCCCCTGCAGATCACGCGATCGCCAGAATGCCATCTCCTGCTCGGCCATGACCCGAGGCGGTTTTTGGCCGTCGAGCTCGACCGTCGGAACCCAACCGTCGATCATCGACATCTGGGCCTTTTCCCAGTGCTTGATTGAAACGCCGCAGCAGGGCGTGACGAGCTCGACGAGATCCGGGCGGCCATCCGGCCAGCGCAGGTCCTCGAAGATCGGATCGAAGCGCGAACCGCAGTGGCGGCATTTCAGGTAGTACCGGCGGCGATCGCTTTTCGCGTAGCGCGCCCCAATCTTCGAGGCGCCCTTGTTCGTGCCGGTGGAGATCCCGAGCCGCTTCGAAAGACCCTGACGCGTGTAGGTCCGAAGACGGGCGGTGACCATGCCCTCCGGCGAGCCCTGGTTGTCCAGGTTGTCGGGGAACTGGTCGAGATCGTCCTCGATCGCATAACGGATCGAGTGCTGGCGCAGCGTCGCGGCCGAATTGGCCCCTGCGATCAACATCCAACCGCCGCGGGCGAAGCGCACGCGATTGCCCGTTGAACCGCCGCCGCCTCTTGCCCGTTTGGGCATGATCGTGCCGCGCTTCTCTGGGTCCAGGCGAGGGGAAGCCTCGACCATGGGCCAGAACTTCTCGGCGACCCAGTCCTTGGCCGCGGTGATCGTGGCCTGAACATACATCAGTGGCCCAGGGGCTACGTCGCTGATGTAACCGATCCAGTTTTCGCCCGACGCCGATCCGCCGGACTGAGCGCACTTCAGTATGTTGATCTCGCTGCACGGATCGTGCGGCGAGAGCTTGTCCATGATCTCGACCAGGTAAGGCGCGGTCTCGTGCGACCAAGCGCCCGGGTAGGCGCTGTCCTCCGGAAACTTTCGATGCTTTAGCGCCCATTCTGACACCGAGATCTTAGCTGGCGGGCGGACCCCTTGGGCGAACGCCTTGGAGATGCGAGCGGCGTTCGCACCCAGAACCTCAGCAGCTTGGGGCGAAGGCATCACGAACGATGGCGCGTTCATAAACCCTCGCTATGGTGGAGCTTCAAACTGGGAGATCAGAGACATGCGCCGGAAGGGCTCGCCAGCACCCACTCAAGCCGCTGTCGTTGCACTAACCCTTGCCTTGGTTGCGGGATGCGGCGCGCTGGCGGCGACGCCTCCGAGCGTTCAAGCTCCGCTAACGTCGCGACCGACTAGCGCCTCAGAGCCCATGATCAGCAAGAAGGCGGCCGAAGCGCAGACAGCGCGTGCGCTTGCGAAAGCCGAGGAGACGAGGGCCGCGAAGGATCTGCGCGCGCAGGAGGCGATGGCAGAATGGGCGAAGTGGATGTGTATAGTGACCGGCATTCAGGCCTTCATCGGCTTGGCCAGTCTGCTCGGTCTCGCTTTCACCGTCGTGTTCGCCAAGAGTTCGGCGGATGACAGTGGACGATCAGCGGACGCCGCCTCCCAGGCTCTTGAGCACACCGTTGAGACCTCGAAGCGACAACTAAGGGCGTATGTCTCGGTCCAGCAGTCCAGCTGCGAAGTCTATGGTGGGGCCGACCCCGAGGTACGAGTGATTTTTCGCAACAGCGGCCAAACGCCGGCTCGGTTTCGCTCGGCCGGGGTACTGGTTTTTCACCCGGTGAACCAGGTCGTCATGCCGCAAGTGAGCTATGCTGCTGAGCCCTATAGAGAGATCGGTGCCGGTGGAGACGTCACCATGTTCATACAATTGCACCGTCAAATTACGGCTCAAGACTACAACGACTACGTTAACGGACAGCAACGATTCATGCTGTACCTGGACTACGAGTACTTTGACGTTTTTGACGACCGGCACGCGCGAGGGGTCCGCGCGACGGTCAAAATTCAATCCGGTGCGCATATCCTAGTTGAGTGCTGATCCAGACGAATGCTGGTCATCGTCATCAGGTAGTACGTCCGCAAGCAACGTATCGACTGCGGTTTCCGTAGCGAGCGACGCTTCGAGTTCGCCAGCCACTTGGTCGAACAGGCCGTCGAGACCGTCTCCCAGAAGCGTGACGATCGCCCTCGGATCGATCTCCGCCGCCAAACGCTCAGCGAGCTTGCGCACCAGGCCATGACTGCGCTCACGAAGCATACGACCCATGTCCGCCGCTCGCCGCTCGTATTCCGGCAGCGACACCAGTTGGCCCAATAGGCGACCGTTCTCGATCTGCCGGGTAGTGGTTCGCTCACGCATTTCCGCAAGCCGCGCCTCTTCTAAGGCGTTCATCGCTGGCAAAGTCCGCGACGATGAAGATCCGGCCCCTTCCCCCGGAGTGGAGGGCAACTGTTCGGCAGCCGCCTGCTCGGCCTTGCGGGGACGGCCTCGTGTCGTGTCGACCGACGCCCGGATCAGCAAGGCTGAGCGCTCGGCGTCCACCAGTTGCCGGCCTGGACGATCCGGGTCTGGGCTGAAGAGGATCAGGCCTTTCTTGTTCCAGTTCGAAACCGCCGACGGCCCGACATTCATGTGGGCAGCGAACTCGCCCTTTGTCATCAATGAGGGCATGAATTCACGGCCTTCATAATGAATTGCAGCCCGGAACTAACGGAACGTCGCACTCAGCCGCACCGCATAGGGGCGGGGGTGGCCTGGAAGGACCCGGGCCGGTGAGGTCGGGGCGCGGAAACCCTTGTGGCGTAAGGGGTTGCGCGGTGTCGCGGCCAACAGAAAGCCCGCCTCGACGGGGTCGGGCGGGCTTCGGTGCGCAGTTCAACGCTTGGTCCTTTTCATGAATTAGCTGCCCCCGATTCGCAAGCCCCCATTGCCGTGAAGCGCCGCGAGCGCGACCCGAAGCCCGACCTTCAGCGCCTGCAGGTTGGTGCGCCGGGTGTTGCCGCCGCCACCGACGGACGCGATCGTTCGCCCCTCACCGGCCACAGCCCTGAGCATGGACAGCGCCCGGCCCGTGCGATCAGCCGCGGCGACGGCCGTCTCGACGCCGGTCAGGCGCACACCGGCATAGGCGCGGAAGAGGCCAGCGGCCACGGCGCCATGGCTGCTGTCTCGGATCGACCGGGGGCGGTCCTCCAGCTGGGAGCCCAGGCCCGCGCCCTTGCCCGCCTGTTCGAACAGCAGTCGATAGGCCAAGCCCACCCGCTCGTCGGTCTCGGTGAGAGCGCCGCTCTCAACCAGGGACCGCAGGCCGTCCCGGCTCTTGATCCGCTTGGCCCCGGCGTCGTTGTAGGTCTCGACCTTCTCGCCCCGGCGCATGGCCTGGTCGACGGCGGCGACGACGGCCGAGCCGAGCTCCTGCTGCACGCCCTTGATCAGCTGATAGCTCTCGCGTTGAGCCTCGGCCCGGGCGGCCTTGCCGACATAGAGCTGGTGGTTGAGACGGTAGGCCCGGCTGAGCCGCGAGCGCTGGTCTTCGGTCAGGCCAAACTGCACGGCGTTGCGCAGCAGATAGACGGCCGCGCCTTCGTCCGGAGCCCGCTCGACGAACGGCGTGACGTCGCGTCCCACCGCGTCACACCCGGCGTCCCACTTCTTTCTTTTGATTTTCTTAGATAAATTAGAAGGTGTGACGGATGGGACGGGTGTGACGGATACACCCGTCCCCGCGCCCGCTCGCTCCTGCGGGGGGTTGGGTGGCGTCCCAGGCGTCACACCCGTCACGGGCGGCGGATTACTCTTGCCACTCAATGTCTTGCTCCGGGACGCTAGGTGTGACGGGACGGGACGCCTGGGACGCCAGACGGTCCAACAAGGGGGTGAGGGGGATCGCCAAGCCGCGCTGCTGCACGCCAGCGCCATAGCGCAGCTGTTTGGTCGGCCAGGTCTGGTAGTCCGGTCCAAGGGCGTCGAGGTAGGACAGGGCGCGTCGCCAGTCCTGCCACTTGGTCGGGGAGAAGATCTTCTCGAGCACCGGATGGTGGTTGGAGACGATCAGCCACGGGCCTGTTCGGCCGTCGGGGCCGACGTCCTCATAGAACAGCATCCCATGGGCCTTCAGCGGCCCGATGTACTCGCGGTCGCCGGCCGCCAGGCGGTCGACCATGATTCCGATCGTCAAGCGCCGGTCGTTGCGGAACTGGTCCGTGGAAGCCGCCATCAGATGGGCGAAGGCGTCCGCCCCCGGGTTGGTCACGACCTCGATCGACTCGCGCTGGGCCAGCAGAGGCCGCCAGAACCGCGCTTGGGTATCCGCCATCTCGGGGGTGAGGGGTTCGTCGTGCAGGAGCAGCCTTCGGCCGGCGGCCAGCATGGCGATCAGGTCGGCGGTGCGGGGGCTCTCCTTGGCGCGCTGCAGGGCCGCCTTGACCATGGCGACGTCGGATCTGTAGCGGCGAGCCCCCAACAGGATCCTGGCGAGCAGCTTTGGAGCCAGGGCCTCGGCCTTGGCCTGGATCGTGGCCAGGTCGTCGTCGGAGGCCAGGTCCTGGCCTTCCTTGGCGGCCAGGGGCAGCAGGCGGACCTCGACGATGCGCGAGCCGTCGGCCGGGCCCAGCTTGGGCGGCAGGATGGCGGCCAACATCACCGAACCGACCGCCGTCTGGGTGGCGACGTTGCCGTCCTGGCCGACCTGTTTGCGCACGCCGCCGTCACCGGTCGACATCCGCCGAAGCACGCCCAGGGCCTGCTCGACGACGCCCGCGCCGCCATGGGCGTTCGCGCCGCCTTCGGCTTCGTCGATCAGCACCGGCCGGGCCATGCCCGACAGATCCGAGCGGAAACCGGCTTCGGAGAAGCTGTCGATCACGGGGCCCGCCAGGGCCGACATCAGGGCGTGCACCAGGTGCACCAGGGTCGTCTTGCCCGAGCCCTGCAGGGCGTTGAGCATCAGGTGGCCGCGGAACGGCGCCACGGCGCCCAACAGCGCACCCACCAGCCAGCCGGCCATCACGTCGGCCCCGGTGAGGCCGTCGATCCCGATGGGCTCGAAATGCCAGTTGTCGAACTGGCGGCGGATCCACGCCCCATCCTCGACCGTGCAGGGCTTCCCAGGCTTTGGCCCGGAGGCCGCCAGCCTGTAGAGCGGGCCCGAGCGCACGCGCATCATTTCGGCGATCGAGCGCTTGTCGACCTTGCGGCCGCTTGCGAAGCTCCAGACCTCGTCGCCCCGGTGCAGCATCACGGCGCCGGCCTCGCCGGGCCAAACGCCCAGGGAGCGGATCGGGCGCGAGCTGTCCCAGAAACCCGCCTCGCGACACTTGCGGACGAACCAGATTGCGCAGGGCTCGCGCTGGAACTTGTCGGCGCGGTCGCGCCAATAGGTCAGGAAGCTGGCCCCGGCCTGACAGGCGAATATGTCGGTGCGCAGCATCGCCCCGACCTTGCTGGCCACTTCGCTGCGCAGCTCGCCCTCGGGCATGGCGAACCACACCTTGGCGCCGGCGAAGCCCAGAGGGATCACCGGGCTTTCGGAAACGTCGGGGTTCGGAAAGCCCTTCAGCAGGCTTTCGGTGCCTTCGGGCGCGTCTTCCATGCCCGCCAGGGCGATGGGCTCGTAGCTGGCCGGTTCGGCCGGCGGCCCGCCGCCGTCGTCGTCTTCCAGGCCGGTTTCGTCGATATCGTCAGTCATACGCTCACCCCCAGGCGCGCCTGGTCGGCCAGGACCTGGCGGCGCAACTCGTCGTTCCAATCACTGTTGACGGGCGGCAGGGCGGCGCGGACGCGCTCCGCTCCGGCCGCCGCCCATTGCTGTCTCGCCAGGCGGCCACACAGCGCCGCCCGGGCCTCGCCCTCGAGCAGCATGGCGGTCTTTCGGCCCCGCCCGTTCCGAGCCCAGATCTTGAGGGCCTTCATGTCGCGGTCGATACCGGTCACGACCTCCGGCCACGGCTGGTCGTCGGGCGATCGCCAGGTGAAGGCCGGACGCTCCAGGTCGGCGCGGGGATCGTCCAGATCGATGCAGCCATCAGCGTCGACCTGGACGCCACCCTGCAGCCGGTTCAACGAAAGGGCTGCGGCAGCCCGCATCCGCCGGCCTTGCATCTGGGCAAGGGAGACGATCGACAGAACGGTTTCGATACCTTCGCCATTGGCCAGCGGCGTCCCGTCCAGTCCCTCCCCGGTCGGCCCGATCAGCCAGGCTCCGCCCGGCCGACCGTTCAACGTCTGAGGGCCGATCATCCGCTTGCCCAGCGCCTTGTCGCGGCCGGACCCGTCGCGCAGCAGATAGGTGGCGTGCACGCCACCGGTCGGGCCTTCTTCGGTCACGGGGCGCACCAGCAGGGCCGGGGCCCGGACCCAGGTCTCGCGCTTCGGGTCCCAGCTATGCCGCGCGGCGGGGTGATAGCGCATGGCCGGCGCGGCGCGGGCGATTACCGCCGGGTGGATGCAGCGCGACAGTAGGTACTTCTCGGCCAGCGAGCCCAGGACCACCGTCGCGGCGCCCCACATCTGTTGCGCCATCTTCAGCTTGCGGGCCGCGTCGTCGTCGACATCGGCCTCGGTGATCACCGGCCGCGGCGCGCGCTCGACCACCTCCAAGCCCAACAGCCGGCGCGCCGCATCGACCGGCGTCCCGCCCTCAAGCAGCTGCTCGAGCTCGATCACGTCGCCGCGCTTGTCGCAGCTCCAGCACTTGAACCGCCCATCGCCGGGATAGACGGCAAAGGGCCTGGAGCCCGATTTCTTTCCGCAGGCCTGCAGAGGGCAGATCCCACGCTTCTGGACTTTGCTGCCGTACAGCTTCACGCCCGTCTGCTCGACGCGCTCCTCGATCGACACGCGATCCCGGGCTTCCTCGAACAGATTGTCGATCATGGGCGCGCCTCGGTGCGAGCGCCGCTCGCACCGGCCCCGGCTAGGTCCTCGCCGGCGGGCAGCAGGCGATAGCGCGTAGGCATGCCGCGCTCCCGCTCGGTGCGAGGCAGGCGCTGGGCCAGGTTCATGGCGACCAGCGTCGGCCAGAGCGCGCCGTGGACCGCATCGCTTTCGGCGGTGGCGCCCTCCGGTCGCCGCGCCAGCGCCTGCAGGGCGGCGAAACGGGCGGGGGTCAGCGGGATCAGGTTGTAGGTCTTGGGCTTTTTCATGCCGCTCTCCGGCCGCCAAAGCGCTCGGCGTCGTCCGGCCGGGTCAGGCGGTCCTTGGTCCCGGGCGGGATCAGGATCGACAGCCAGCCGCCGGCGGCGCGGTTGGCGGCGATCAGGCCGCCGAACGACGAGCTCGCCTCGGCGGCCGGCGTCATCCAGACGAACAGGGCGTAGGCCGTGGCGGTCGACAGCTCCGGATCCCAGCTGCCCAGCTGCATGCCCACGCGCTCGCAGAAGGTGGCCTTGACACTCAGCCGGCGCATCAGATCGTGGCGGCCCACGCTTTCCTCGAACGGCAGCCTGCACAGCAGGGCCACGCCTCGACGCACTCGACGCAGGCCGATCTCGGCGAAGGCCTGGGCTAGCGCGAATGGCGGGTTGGTGATGATCCAATCGGTCGGCTTCAGCGCCGCATCGTAGGGGTTCAGCTCGAGCGCGGCCGGTGAGAAGAAGTCCTGCACCTGGCCATAGCCGTAGGGATGCACGTCGCTGGCCTGCACCCGGAACCGCTCGGCCAGGGCGCTGGCCATATGCCCCTCGCCGCAGGCGGGCTCCCAGACACGCCGGGCCCGACGGTCGAACCGGCGCACGACCTCGCCGCAGGCTCGCGCCGCCCAGAGGGGCGTGGGGTAGAACTCCAGCGCCCGCATCAGGGCGGTATGGTCGTCGTCCTGCTCGACCAGGCGGGGCGCGCGGCGCTCGACGACGGAACGGTTGGCCACGGGGCCGGCGCGCGTCATGTCAGTCATCCAGGTCCGCGCGCGGCCGGGCGCTGCAGCGACCCAGCACGTCGACCAGCCGGATCGAGGCCGAGACCAGTTCCTCGACATGCTGGCGGCGCACCGCCGGCGTCGCATCGTCGTCGACCAGGCGGCTCAGCAGGAACAGGAAGGTTCGTCCGTCCTCCCAGGCGGGGAACGGCAAGCGCTCGGCCACCAGGCCGCGGGCCTGGCCTCGGGCGGCGCTCATGCGCACGTCAAGGCTGGGCTGGGCGTGGTCGGCGTCGACGATGAAACTGGCGTCGTAGTCGCGGGCCAGGTCGGCGGCTTCGCGCGCCAGGGCCGTCCACAGTTCAACGCGATGGGCCAAGCTCATTGGTGCGATCGCGCCGGGAAAGCGACAACATCAGACGCGTCGAATTGCACGCCCTTGTCGAGCGCGAGCTGAAGGACGCCCGCTTGATGTTGCGCGGGAATGAGCCCGCCCTTGCTCTTTTGCCACTTCCGAACCGCATCTGTAGTGAGCCGGCAGGCGTGGGCGATATCAATCAAACCAAGGAGACGCACCGCGCGTACCGCAGGCGTTTCGTCGAGCTCAACCGTTGCCATTATGGAAAATCCGTCTAGAGGTAATCTCCATGTCCACCGCTGGACTGATTTGGATCAAACCTCAAGAGACACCGGACGGAAATTTCTTCCATGCTTGCCGCTATGGAAATCCCCGAAATCCCCGCCCGTCTGCGAAGCATGAAGCGTTCGCAGTCCGACCTCGCACGTCACCTCGGCATCGACCCATCAAGCCTGACCAAGACGTTGAAAGGGGAGCGGAGGCTGAAGGCCGACGAGCTGATCAAGATTGAGCAGTTCTTCGGCGAGAAGGTCGACCGCGAAGCCACCGTCGAGGCCCTATCTTCTCGCCGCAGCACGGCCCCGCGGCGCATTCCGGTCTACGGATATGCGGCCGCTGGCGGGCAGGAGCGCGTCGCGATCAACGCCGGCCAGGTGATTGACTGGGTTGATGCTCCACCACTTTGGAACGGCCTGGGCGATCTCATCGTCGTGAGGATAATCGGAGACAGCATGGAGCCCCGCTACTTTGCGGGCGAGGCCGTCGTCGTTCACATCGGCCTTCCACCCGGGCGTGGGCAGGATTGCTTAATTGAGTTCAATGACGGGTCTGGAGTGATCAAGAACTACCGGGGTCAGCGCGACGGGCAGGTGTTCACATGGCAATACAATCCACCAAAGGGCCAAGAGAACGAACTGCGATTTGACGGCGCGAGCGTGAAAGCCATTCACGCCGTAGACTTGCCAACCAGGCGACTGAGGTAACTAGTTGGTCAAGACCAATCGTTTGGTCTCTCCACCTTCTACTGTAAGCCTCTGTATCAGGAACCCGCCCTCAGCCTCTAGATGATAGCGGCCGCCCCACGATCGCGTGGGAACGGACCACTGAACCCGTGCTTGAGCGTAGTAGGTTCCGTCGGGTACGCCCTCAAAGCGGAAATGGCCCGCCGCATCGCAAGGGACTGCTTGCCCCTCTGCGAGGAGCTGAGACTCGAGCGGGCCGCTGCCGCCCGTGACGCGGTCAGCTGATAAGAAGCCCGCCTCTGCAGATCCGTACGCCTTTTCGACGCCGGCGCGGACTTCAGCACGAACTGGAATCAAGTGGGCGACGAAGCCTGCGCAGGTCTTAACGTTTCCGCCAACCGTGCGGAGGAGCGCGTCGCCCTCGACCGTATTCCTACCTGACGTCCGCGCTGCTACCCGGGCCTTAGCCTCGCCGCTGGGGTCGTAGGGTACGAGCGGCGCCTGGCCGAGCTCGAGTGCTACGAGCGCCAATCCGATAATCATTTCGCCGCTCTCCACCCCTTGGCGAACAATCCTTTTCGCCGAGCGCAGGCCCGGTCAAGAGCGTGTGGTCTCCATGCGTCGATCCAATTTCCAAAATGGAAATAATGGATGGACTTGACGAATGGAGAAAAGCTCCATCAATTACCTCAACCCCGCGCCGATCCGCTTCGCTCGCTCGCGTCGCTTCGGAGGGTCCGACCGGCGGTCGCGCTTCAGCATGGGCGTGATCGTGACAGGGGATCGGCGCGGGGCTGAGGAGACGCCCCGATGTCGTCCACCCGGACCCAATTCAGCAATCCGTCGGCCGCGCGGCCGCCCGTCGACGCCGATCAAGCCAGGACCCCCAACCGCGTCGACCTGCATGTCGGCATGCGGATCCGGATGCGCCGCAAGATGCTGGGCGTCAGCCAGGAAGTCCTGGCCGACGAACTGGGCCTGACGTTCCAGCAGGTCCAGAAGTACGAGCGCGGGGCCAACCGGGTCAGCGCCTCCAAACTCTACGACACCGCCCGGGCGCTCTCGACCACGGTCGCCTGGTTCTTCGAGGGTCTGGCCGACACCGCTGGCGACGGAGACGTTCCGACGGGTCCCGATCCGATGCTGGTCATGATGGGCGCGCCCTACGGCGCTCAGATCGCCGGGGACTTCGGCCGCCTGTCAAACCTGGATCGATCGATCGTCGCCGGCCTGGTCCGGCGCTTCGCCGACGGATCCGGCGACCTGCCGACCGCCGCTGTCGACGCGGGCCTTAGCGGATCCGAGTTGGCCGAGCCGTTCCTCTCGCTCCTGCAGGCGCGCAACGACGTTCGAGCGGCCGAGCCGTCGGACGTCTACGATCCGAGGCGCGTCGCGTGATGGCCACGCCCGCCCAGCAAGCCCAGGACGAGCGCGTCGCCGACGTCCTCATGGCCATGGAAGGCCAGCCGATCGACACGATCCGCTGCGCCCCGATCGTCGTCCTGTCGCAGGACGCCCCGCTCCCGATCGTCGGCCTGCACGCGGCGGGCCGGCACTTCACCCTCAGCCTCGAGGAGGCGCGCTGCGTCGCGATAGCCGTGCGCATGGAGGACGCCTCGCCCGACGCCCAGGCCCTGGCCGCCTCGATCGGCATGGCGGCCACCATGACCGAACTGCTCTGGCTTCGCGCCCACTGCCAGATCCTGCGCCTCCGCCTCGAGGACGCGACGCGATGAGCGCCGGCGACACCCTGCGGTCCTGGTCGCTGGTGCTGATCGGCGTCGCGGCCCTGATCCTCGAGCGCGTGCTGTCATGACCGTGATCAGCTTCGCCGACGCCGTCGACCGCCTGAGCGTCCTGGGCGGCGAGATCGTCGAGGTCCGGGGCGACAAGGCCGACCTGGCCGGGCCGCCTCCAGAGGGCGCGGTGTTCCGGCCGGGCGAGATCGTCAAGCTGGTCTATCGCGCTTTCGAGGGCCGCCCGGAGATCCGCGCCGTCATGTACGGCCCGACCCCGCACGAGGTCGGACGGGCCCTCTGCCGAACGCTGGGCCGCACGCCCGGCGAGCTGATCGGCGTCGCGGCCGATCCCCGCAACTACGAGCTCACCTGGGTCTGCGCCGCGATCGGCGTCGCGCCGGGCGAGCGCCTGGCCCGCGTCGACGGGCTGTCCCCCACTTGGCTGAACCTGGGCCTGGGCCGCCGGCCCGTGCACCGGGTCGACCTTCGCAAGTTCAAGCCGGCCGCCCCGACGCCTCAGTCCGACGCGCGCCTGGACAACCCCTTCAACGACTTTTCCGGAGACGACGTATGAGCGCGCTCACGCCGCTAGCCCTGACCTTCGCCGACATCCTGCGCCATCTGCAGGACAGTAAGGTCGGCCGTACCCATGCCGAGGTGGCCAAGGCAACGGCCCGCGACACCTCCAACACTCGGCGCGATCTGGGCAAGCTCGCCGACGCGGGCTTGATCAGCGCCGAGGCGTCCGATCCGCCGAAGTACTTCATCGCGCGTGCCGGCGTCGACGCGCTCGATGCGCTTGGCAGGGCGGAGGATCCCAGCGCCGGCGGCGCCGCCGTCTGGCCGCACGACAAGATCGCACGCAACCCGGCCAATCCGCGCAAGACGTTCCCGGCCGAGAAGATCGCCGAGATCGCCGAGAGCATCGTCGAGGTCGGCGGCCTACTGCACAACCTGGTCCTCCGCCCGGCCGATGCGAACGGCGTTCGCATGCTGCATGACGGCGAATGCCGGTGGCGGGCGTGCGACCTGCTGATCAGCCAGGACCGCCTGCCGCCGGCGCTGGCCGAGGGCCTGCCCTTCACCGAGCGAGAAGGGACCGAGGAAGAGGCCCTCTTCGTCGCCCTGATCGCCAACGCCCAGCGTGGCGACCTGTCGCCCTGGGAAGATGCGCAGGGCCTGGCGGCCTACAAGGCCCTGACCGGCCTGTCGGCCCGGGCCGTGGCCTTCAAGCTGGGACGCGCCATCGAGGGCAGCGAGCGCGGCGTCAAGGACGTCCAGCAGAAGATCAAGGCCGTCGAGGAAGCGACGCCGACGAACATCGCCCTGCATGAGAGCGGGGTGTGGACCTGGGAGCAGTTGCGCGAAAGCGTGCAGACGGAGAAGGCCTCGCCGGCGGCAACGGGGGAAGGCGAAGCCTCGCGCCAAGTCGAGCTCGAGCAGGCGATTTCCGCCGCCGCCCAGGAGGACGAAGAGCCGACCGAACACATGGCGTTGATGCTGGTGGAGGTCGCAGCAGCCATCCGGGCCAAGCCGTTCAGTCACCCCCTCGCAGTCGGTCGGTCGACCCGGGTCACCGAGATCCCGACCGTCAACGACAACTGTCACCCGGCGGAAAAGGCCCTGCTGCAGGGCGGCTATATCACCTTCAATTATTTCAACGGCGGCTCAGCCGTGTCGCTGCTGTCTCGCGGCGAGAAGTTCGTCGCTCGCATGATCTATGCGGGCGACGACGGGCTGCGCTTCGCGCGTACCGACGCGCTGCACGACGACGAAGAGCACGACCGCCTGCAGGAAGCCGGTGAGTACTGGACCTATTGGCTGAACCTACCGAAGCCGCCCTCGGCCGGGCCAGCGCCGACCGTGCGCGCTGAGCACGCTCTCATCCTCCTGGAGATCCACGACGCGTTCAAACGTCAGCCCGGCGGCTACATGGGCGACAACTACCAAGGCGTACCCATGCGGTTCAACGCCCCGCCCGGCGTCATCGCGAACCTACGTTCCGAGGACCTGATCACCGGCGGCGACCCCGAAAAGCCCAGCAGCGACGGATCCACGCGGATCAAGATCACAAACCGCGCCGAGCGCGCGCTCATGGGCCAGTGGAAGGCCGAAGTCCTGACCAGCCAGTCGGTCAGGACGAAGGTCATCGGCGAGTTGCGCGAGGCCCTCTTGGGCCGGGAGACGGCCGACAAGTGCCGGAAGGCCAAAGCCTATGCGACGGAATGGCTGAACGCGCCGTTCCCGGTATCGCCGGCGGCCCAAGCCTTGCTCGACCGGAAGGCCCAATCGGAACGCGATCGGGCGGCGCACGAGGCCAAGGAGAAGGCGCGCCTCGAGCTCGCCGAGCGCCGCCTCGCCGAGCTCGAGGCGGTGGCGCCGACAATGGAGCTCCCGAAGCTCGGCGCGAAAATCCGGCAGATGCTCGAGGAAGCGACGGCGGCGGCTCCGTGGACGGCTGTCGCCAACAGCTACAATTTTGCCCGGACCGCCAGCGGGACGGAGATAACCGTCAGGGCCAGCCGCAGCGCAAGGCTCGCCATTCTGGCGCTTAACGCCGTAACCGGGTGCTGGCCCGAAGCAGACGAAGCGCCTGTCACGCCCATGGCCTTCGAGGCGTGGATCGCCGAGACCCTGACCGAAGAACACAGCGTCTCCGACGCCGTCGTTGCCTCTGTCCAGGCCGTGCAGGCCCTCAAGCGCTACGAGCAGGATAGCGGCTGCGCCTTTGGCGACGACGGCTTCGAATGGGACCGGGAAACCGCGCGTCAGATCGCCAACGACTGGGCCGAAGACTTCATTGAAGACGGCCAGGTCGTGCGAGCGCCGCTCGCATCCGAGGGCGTGGCCGCCGACCACATGGCCGACGCCTGACCATGGCCATCGCTTCCCCCGCCTTCGCCACCCCGGTCGGACGCGCCCCCGCGCCAACCGCAACCTTCATCGAGGCCGCCTTGGCCTATTTCAGGAGCCCCCGCATGGACGATCCCAACGTCCGCTACGCGCTTGTGCGCGAGCCGACCAACCCCCTGGCCAAGCCGACGGCCTACGAGACTTTACGCGACCTGGCGCGCGCCATCCAAGTCGATCGCGGCGACGCGGCGATCGAGCTTGAGGACCGAGCACCCCTCAATATCCGCGGCTTGGGCGAGGTCCTGGGCGTGGCGGTCTGGCTGCTCGGCGAGGACGGCGCGCGCACGCGCCTGATCGGCTGGGCGTGGCTCGCCGGCGGCGGCCGCCGCCAGCTGCAGGCCGCGCTCGAGGCGCGCCACTCGGTGGCGCCGACCATCGGGAGGGCGGCGTGATGCCGCCGGTCAACAGGGAGATCGAGGCGGCGCGCGCCGCCGAAAAGGCCCGCCGCCGCCGTTGGCGGTCGTTCTGGGCGGCCATCAAGACGGCGTGCGCTGTCGTCACCGTAGCCTTTGGCTTGCTGCTGCTGCTGTGCTCGACCGTCGACCTGGTCTTCGGCTCCAGAACCTGGATCACCGCCCTCCTGGGTGTGTGCTGGGCCCTGGCGGGGATGGTCTGCGGGGTCGAGACCTTCCGCGGTCCGCTGGCCATGCTAGGCCGCGCCAATGCCGCCGATCTGGCGCGGGAGCTCGACCAATGAGCGGGCGCGTGGAGATCGAGGCCAAGGAGATCAGCATCGTCGGCGGCGACGAGGCGGCCCTCACTGTGGTCGGCAAGGTCGACCACTGGGTCGAGCTGGGCGACATCGGGCCCGCCCAACTCATGGTACTGGATACGACCGGCGAGCCGGTCGAGGTGCGCGCCCTGTTGGCCGAACGCCAGTATTGGCGCGAGCACCAGGCCTGCGAAATCGGCGAGCTACTGCAGGCGCTCGAGGTGCGAGCCGCGCCCAAGGCCTTTCTGGTCCAGAGACTGCTCAGCGCCTACCAGGGCCTAAAGGACGCTGTCGCGGGTGAGTATTTCGACCGCTGCGAAGGGTGTGGGGAGCAGATCTGGCCAGGTGAGGTCGAAGTGCCATGCACTGACGTTCGCCTGCACGCCAGTTGCAATGACGAGGGCTCGATCAAGACGGGCGACAAGGTCCGCATGCCGCCCGAAAGCATCGAGCAGGAGGAGAGCGAGCCGCCCCGCGACTACGTCATCGCCTTCGAGGCCACGAATCTCTTCTCCGCCGAGCAGATCCAGGAACGCCTCGAGCGGGCCCGGGTGAAGCTGGCCGAGATGGGGAGGCTGTGATGGCGAAAATCCTTCTCACCAACCCCGAGCTCGTCGCGCTGATCGGCGAGATGATCGAAGACGAGCGCGCCTGGGATCCAGCTTGGGTCGCCGTGCTGTGTGACCGGTTCCGCGACTTGCAGCGCGACCACGGCGCTGAAGTCATTCGCACCGAGCGGGTCAGGCAGGTTCGGGAGGAAGGCTTCGACGCCGACCATGACGACCAGAACTACCCCGGCCAACTGGCCGAGGCGGGCTACTGCTACATCCTCTCGGCCCTGCGCTTCGTCAGCGGCCACGCCCCGGCCGACATCCAGCGTGCGCCGCCGCCCGGCTGGCCATGGGCGCTGGAATGGTGGAAGCCCAAATCTGCCAGCCGCGACCTGGCGAGAGCCGGGGCACTGATCGCCGCCGAGCTCGGCCGCCGCAAACGCCAGCACGACGCCTTCGTGGCCCTGGTCGTTCAGGCCTGCGTCGCCGGCGGTGCGGATCGCGAGGACGCCCAGGCGATCGTCGAGATGTCGATCGACGACGCACTGGCCGGCGATCGCATCGAAGTCGGACACCCGGATCACGACTGGGGCGTCGCCGGCGCAGCGGCCTTGGCCGACGAACTGGTGCTGCATCATCTCGAAGGCGGTCAAGCATGACCTTTACCTTCATCGAGCCCAAAACCCTCCCGCTGGAGGAAGGCTTTCAGCCCTTCGCTCAGGTCGAGAACGAGATCGACTACGACGCCGCTATGCGCCTTCCGGAGGGCAAGAGCTGCGGCGACTGCGTCCATTGCCGCAAGTGCTGCGCGATGTTCGGCCACGTCCCGACCGACACCAGCTGCGACTTCTACCCGAGCCGCTTCCGCCTGCTCGACCAGCCCTCGGCGACCGCCATATGAAACCCGTCGATCGCCACCTGTTCGCTTTGGGGCGCGTCATCGCAGTCGCGGCCGCCCTGGCGTTCTGGGTGGCGGTCGCCCTCGCCGTCGAGGCCCACTATTGGATGTTCGCCACCGATCCGAGCGCCCCGATCGGCGAGCGCCAGATCGAGCACGAAGGCGAGTGATGGCCGGCCGTCGCGACCCCTTGGCGCGCGCCCAGCAGCGCCCCAGGCCCGAACAATGGGCCACCGACGAGGTCATGACCTTGGCCGAGTACGCCGCCGTGTTCTGGCCGGCCGGTCCGGTGACCGTGTCGTCACTGCGCACCGAGATCGCCAAGGGCCGATTGACCCCTGCCCGAGTCCGAGGGCTATTGTGGATCACTCCCGCGAGCGTCCGCGCGCTCTTCCAACCCGAGCCCGCAAGAGCATGTCCCGACGTTCGAAAGGCCCCCGCCTCCACCTCCGCTCCGGCCGGATCCACGCCCGCACCGGCAAGCCGATCCCCGACATCTACTACATCCGAGACGGACAGGTTGAGATCAGCACAGGCTGCGGTCCAGATGGCCTCGCTGGCCCTGATGGCGCCGAAGCGCAGCTCGCCGCCTACATCCTCCAAAAGTCGGCGGTTCGGACCCAGGAAGAAGAAGTTGTCGATGATCGCCAGCGCCGAGGTGATCCAGCTAAGGTCCTAATCGCCGAGGTCCTGGCCCTCTATCTCACCGAGAAGGCCCCCAAGCTCGCCGACCCGAAGGCCACGAACGTCCGCGTCCAGGCGCTCATGAAGTTCTTCGGGGCCGACACCCTGGCCGACGTTCGGCGCTCGACCTGCCAGGCCTACGTCGCCGATCGTATCACCCAGCCGCTCAAGCAGGCCAAGTACGGCGACGCGCTGGACAAGCGCGTCAGCGATCAGGGCGCCCGGCGCGAGCTCGAGGACCTGTCGGCCGCCATCCACTACTGGAATGGCGAATACCCGCTCAGCAACCGCCCCAAGGTCTGGCTTCCCGACAAGCCCGAAAGCCCTCGCGACGCCCTGACGCGCGACCAGGTCGCGGCCCTGCTCATGGCCGCGCGCGGCTACCGCATCGAGGTCGACGCCGCCGGAAAGCGCTCCTGGAGATATCTGGGCGGCAGCGTGCGGGCCAACCGCGCCCACCTACGCCGCTTCGTCGTGATGGGCGTCTATTCCGGCAGCCGGCCGACGGTGACCATGAAGCTGCTCTGGGCGGAATCGCCCGTGCAGGCCTGGATCGATCTCGACGCCGGCATGATCTGGCGCCGCGGCAAGCGCGAGAAGGATCACAAGACCAAGCGCCGGCCTGTCGTGAAGATCACCGGCCGCCTGTTGGCGCACATGCGTCGCTGGAAAAAGCTCGACGACATGAAAGCCGCCAGGCTCCTCGAGGAGGAGAACCTGGAGATGGCCAACACGGTCCTGCACCACGGCGGCGCGCCGATCGACAGCGTCCGGACGGGCTTTGAGGCGATCGTCGCCGACGCAGGCCTGGCGGCCGAGGTCACGCCGCACTGGCTCCGACACACCTGCTGCACCTGGTTGATGGAGGCTGATTGCCCGGCCTGGGAGGCCGCCGCCTTCACCGGCATGACCATGAAGACGCTCGAGGACAACTACGGCCATCACCGGCCCAGCCACAACGCCCGGGCACGGAAGGCACTCAGCTAAATGTCGGACCTGACTGTTGTATTTGGCAACACCCCTGCGGCTGAAAGCATCTGGACATCGACCGAGCTGATCGCCGCCTTGTTCGGTTCCGTAATCGGTGGCGCGGTCACGCTCACCGCCACCGCGATGGCCAACGCACACACCCGGAGTCTGGCGCTTCGAGCAGAGAAAAAGGCTGAGGCCGAAAGGGAAGAGATCGCGACCTGGCGCGTCGTCCACAACTTCGGCCGGATAGTCGGAATCGTCATCGGAGCCAAGTTGGGGGTGGAAAATTTCCTTAGCGCAACGCCAGACATCAAGCCGGAGGATTACTGGCGCGTGATGATCGAGCCCGTTCTGACCTCGGAGGTTATCGGCTTTAATTCAGATGACCTTGGCGTCTTCATTCGAAAGGGCCGCAGCGATCTGGTTGCACAGCTAAACGATTGTGAGATCAATGCGCGGGGGGTGACCACATTGATGCGATCGTACTCCGAAACGCGGGCAGCGGTGACGCTGCAGTATATAGATCTGATCAACCAAGGCGCATCCAACGAGGCCCTTGCCAAAGCGGACCCTCGATTTCCGGGCCTCTTTCAAATGGCCACCTTCTTATGGACCGACACCGACGAGGCGTACTTCAACGCCTTGGGCGCTGCCGAGAAGCTGATCGCGTTCGTGAAGGCCGAGCATCCGGCGATGAAGATCAGTTTCCGCTTTCCACCAACCCCAAAGCCAAGGCAGGCGGAGCAAGCTGGTTCCCAGTAATTTCCCAGAATGGCGTCGAAAAGGCGTGAACAAAACAGGGAACCAACGAACGCCAATCCCTGCAACAGCAAGGGTTTCAGAGGCCAACACTACGTTGACATCGTAGGGGTCACAGGTTCAATCCCTGTCGCGTCCACCATTCCTT